CAATAATCATATTTATAATTATCACCAAGGATATTTTTCCTATAAAAATTTGCATCCTTAATTTTAACAGGATGACATATTCCTTTACCTTGAAACATCCCTTCGGAAATTATTCCATTTTTTTGATATTCATATATACTGTTTCTTTTGCCATAACAGGCAATCCAATTAAATGTCAAATCTTTTTCTGTATCGTTAAAGTAGTTGTAGTTCAATAAGTCATATTCATTTCTAGGTACTCCATAACTCATTGTCCAATTAAATGGGTTTTCTAATTTTGGATTTTTAATTTTTATCGGAAATGATTGTTTACCATTTTTTCTGATTTCAATCCACGCATTATGACCACTTTCAATACATGACACAAGCCCAATCATTGCCACATTTGCATTAGTAGTTGCTTGTGTCCATGATGTATATACCTCATTATTTGTATTTTTCATTATAAAACATTCCTTCTTTAATTATTGTATGGTTTCATTTCTGATTTTTTGAACAACATTTTAGTACAAACATCTTTTTTATTCAATATCACAATATAATCTTGTGTCATATACAAGTAATCAATTATTTCACCAATACCATATTTAGTGATTACTTTACATCCTCTATCTACCCAAGTTTTGCGGTAAATACAATTACTATATACTCTGTCATCGCTTCCCTTACAGTCATTACCAAGACATAAGCATTCCTTGCAAAACCAGTTTAAATCCTGTAAAGTTTTCATATAAATTACCCTTTCTTGTTCCAATATGGATCATAAGCAAATGGTACATCATACCATATCGCACCAGTGGTATTATCTTTAAATGTTGTTACATTATTTTTAAATTCGTAAGATTCTATAATTTTTGTTGTTTCTGCTGTCTTAGGAAAATATAAGTCGCTACAATGACTGTCATATTCAATACCAAGTGTTTTTATTTGTTCAAAAATAGTCATAAAATTCACCTCTTAAGCAATTCACAAATCCATGTACTTTTGTCTTTACAATCCACCATGGCCGAATAATATTTATTTCTATTTCGATCATGTGCATATTGCGTTGTATATCTTCCGGTATACATTTCTCTCATGCAGAACATTTCTACATTATCATGAATTGTCCAAAATAATGGAGATAATGTATCAAACATTTCTTCAAATTTTTCTTTTGTAATTTCTGTTAGTTTACCATCAAGAAGTTTTTTTCTTTCCAATTTTTTGAATTCCTCATAAGGCATTAACTTGCATCCTGCTTTTACCTTTTGGATATTATTTTTCACTTGTTCTTCCCAGTACTCACCCCCATAATCTTTTAAATGTTCTTTTACCAATTCAAGATTTTCCCTGTAAAAATTATTTCCTCTTTCTTCTGCTTCTTGTTCTGTTTCATTTTCCCGCAAAAAATCATAAATATCTAAATAAGCCATATTTACGATTACCATATTATAATTAGTCATTATAAGCCTCCTTTAATTATAATAAACTATATATCCATCATTGTTTTTAATTTCAAAACATTTTTCTAGTGTGCATGAATCTGATCCGTGTTTACTCCACGCAATGCTAATTGCTTTCTCTTCTGTTTCAGCTTCTATATAAACTACCTGTGTACCAATCTTTACACCTGTTCTATAATGGTAATGATTGATAATTACAAAATAATTATTCATAAATTATTCCCCCTGTACATTCGACTTCATTCATAATAAATATTTTCTGCTTTCAAAAGCTAATATCCTTAACTAATAATATAACTCATATAGCCATTTTTAATATAATAGCATTTCATTTTTATACCTTTGTTTTCCTGAGTTCCATTATGTATTCAAGATATTCGCTATCATTTACAAACAAGATATATCTACCATCTACAAGTCCCATATATCCAAATTCTGTATAATATCCTTTCATATATTCACCTGTTCTTATTTCGCAATCAATCCAACAATACTATTTATATAATTATTTTCCGTTATGCAATCATTAGTATAGTGCATAATTTCAATATCATATAATTTCATAAGTTGCCTCCAACCATCACTATAATTTTTGCATGTCTGTATAATATATTTGGTTTTAGAATGATTTGATAGTCCGAAGTCTCTCGCTAAATAGGTTAATTCTTTTTGATATTTTTTCATATTTTCCCTTTCTTATAATTATTTTGTATTTGATTTTATAGTAATAAAATATCCAATCCCTGCCATCAGTATCCCCAAACAACATGATACAAATAATTCTATATCAGTACCCTCCACACCGTGATCAATCATCATATTATAATCTGACTCACCAATTTTTCCCAACAAAAACAATAAAGATGTAAAAATAATAACATATCCTATTGTCTTTGTTCTTTCATTTTTATGTTTCATTTAATCACCTTTCAATTAAATTATATAAGATATTATTATAATACTTCTTTAAACTAAAATAAGTCAATATGTTTTATAATTATTTATTATATGATTGTATACTTATAAAAATAAAGCATTCATAATTGTTAAATTAAAACAATTATATTATAATTATTATTTATATACACATATTTATTTTTCATGTGCGTGCATTTTAGTTTGAAAACTATAAGCAATTTTATTTTTACGATGGTACAACATAACAAACAATTCATTGATGAAAGTTTTTTCTTTGATGATAACGGTTTTCCCCTGCTTGGTTGTAGACATAGCATTTTTGAGATATTTTACATCCGCTTTGACAGCTTTGATATTAAGATCATCAGGTAACAAATAAGATAAAATAGTATTTAGCTGTTTTTCTAATTCAACCATAGAAATTTTATCAAAATTATGTTTCTTTCTTAATTCCTGATATTCAGCTTTTAATTGCATTTTAGGCAGATTGATCCCCTTTACACTTTGTTCTTCTTGTAATACTTTAATTAAATTGTCCATAAAGATGGATACCAATTTTACATAAATACCCTTGCAGATCTCTTTTGTACTTGCTTTTTCAATTTGAACAAATGACAACTGTTTTTCAGTATCCACAATAACGTATTTGTTTTCTTTGGTATCAAGTTTCAATTTTTTGATAGTTACAAATCTATTGTTGATGTATTCGTTAAACATTTCTAAGGTATTCATATTTAATAGTTCTTTAATTCTCATGTTTGTGGTTTCAGAATTAGTTTCTTTGAGCAGGTTTTCAATAATAGAGACAGTTTCGGTATCAATACTTTTTGTGGCTGCGTATTTCTGATTTAAAGTTTTTAGTGCTTCTGCTAATGTGTTTACATTTTCCTGTTTGTTGTTAATGTTTGTCATAAAATCAACCTCTTTCTTTTTAATAACTTTAATATTAGTGTTAATGTTATGAGTAATACTCATATTACAATATATAATAATTAAGATATTGATATTATATAAATAATATAATAATACTTAATATAAGATATTATATATTGTAATATAGGCATTAAACCTATATTGTACTTGTTATCATTCGACCTAGTACAAAGTTTGTTACTTTACCGTATCCAACTGACCCACAACGCCATTGAACGGCTCTTCACTTTTTATAGTGATCCTCCGCCCAGAGTGGTACGAGCAGAATATATTTATTATCTGCTGGCAGAATCATCATGATCCCTATACAACAATACGGGTACAACTTATAAACGACATGATATTATATAATAAAGACTGTAAACAATCTTTTTGTAATTATTTGTATTAAATGTAAACACCAATACAAAACATTATATAATATGTGTCTAACTATGTCCTTTAAAGTGTTTGTCTTTTTGCTAAACGTAACTACTTGTTTAGTTTGTAGTCACGGGTCTCCATCCCAACCGACCTATTTTATTTAGGCGGACATTGCTACACTTTCTCGCAATGATTGACAACAACACTATTATTTTATTATACTTGATTTTTTATTATCACCTCTTTATTTTCGATATTGTTTATTTTGTCTTGTGTTTTTTGCTATGGCTTTATTATATATATGTTTATTCTTTCTTTCCAGTCAAAACATTACTTTTTCATAAAATACATATTTTACGCAATTATAAGGGGGTATTTTTAACTTTAAAATGTTTCAATTTTCCTTATATATCCGTAAGTTAGTATTTACATACACTCACCAGAAAAATAACCCTACTTCATATAAAAAGCACCATCACAAACACCCAAAATCATTAATATTACATTTTTTATTTTTCTTATTCTAAATCATCTTATTCTCTATCAAATAAAAGCAGATCGCTCATAACCTAAATAGCCTTACAATAACACACGAATATCTATTTTGATCCTTTTTGTAATTATCGAAATATTTATCGAGAATTCCCTATCAAAAAACAAATAATTATACTTGTGCATTTTTCATAAATTGAATATTTTTTATTCAATAACTATAAAAACTGACTTGACAAATACAAAATAAATGCTATTATTATGTTATTGATTAAAATATAATTATTATTTATATCAAGGGGGGTGTTATGAAGCTAGTTAAAATTGAATAGGAAATAGTTATTACCTTCTATGTATCATATAAATCTAATCCACCTAGAAACTCAGTATGAAATGAAATAGATATTACATACAAACTAGATTGTGGTAGATAATTGATATAACACATCCATATCTACTAAATATTACTATCAACCTGTCAGGCCGCTTGCGGACTGATGGACACGTCAGTGTCCTCTAAGCTCAGGCGAAGCCTGAGCTATATTGATTATAGTATATATTTATTATTATATATATTGTACGAACTCTAACCAGATCTTAGTAATAGTATCTTACAGACACTATTAAAAAATAATATGGTTATCTTTCGTATAGGCACTAAAAAAAGTAGGAAAAAATTACGTATACCTCAACACATATGGAAAGAGCGAAAAATATGAACAGTAAAGATATAATCATTAAAATTCCAAATAATTTTATCAAACCATCATGGCTTGTTGAAAATCATCAAACATATTCACTTCTTTTTGTATACTCTTATATAGCAAATAATTTAAAGAGATATAACCATAATCTGTCCAGCGTGTTCATTAAAGAAATGATAAAAGAATCTGGATGGTGTACATCATATGTCAATCAAAAAACTCTTTTCCAATTTGTAGATAGTTTAAAATTTCTCAAGGAAAATAATTACTTTGACATAGATCAATCAATTAGTTCTAACTTGGAAAAAAGTAATTATAGATCATACTTCCGACTTTACATAAATAGTGAAGTATTTAATCCCAAAAAAGATTACACACCTGTGTATGCGAATTCATTTTATAAAATATTTGACGAAAAAAAATATCAAAGAGGATATGATTTACTAATAGTCTGGTTTATTTATTGCTATCTTACTCATGACATAAAAATCACAAGTCACCAAAACGGTACTCCGGAGATTTTTTTCAAAAGTCAAAAAACTATGAGTGAAGAACTGTTGCTGTCTGCAAAGACCATCGCAAAATATTTGAAATTCTTAGAAGATTTAAAACTAATTACTTCAACTCCGATCTCTAATTTCCCTATTATGTATGTTTTAAATGATAATAATGCTTATGAAAATATCAAGCGTGGTGAAACCTTTATTTCCCAGTATAAAACAATGAAATATTTTTCAAAGGAAGATGATATAAATGCACTATATTAAAATACCATTTGATTTTATAGACACAAAATGGCTTTTAAATCATGACCTAACAAAATTTATGCCTTATGTTTATGCCTATATACAATCTCATCAGCTTTCATATTACGAAAATCATTTTATTTTCAGTGTGCAACATTTATTACAAGAAATTGGATTTGAAACACAATACTCATGTAACCTAAATTCCCCATTAGATCAACTTAATAAGTGCCTTAACTTTTTAATAAAGACACAAATTATATCATTGGACAGTTATTCAGAAACGATATGTTTAAAAGATGTTATTGTTGGGAAAATTTTATCTTCTAATATTTTAAAAAATAATGTTGATATCTCCATTGCCGATTGGAATAAAATTAATTGTATACAATACAACAAAATAAAAAAGTATCCTATTTGGCATATGTACTGTTACATAATTTATTGGAAAACTAATTTGAATAATGAGTATAAACGAATTAAAGAAATAACTGATTTCTGTGATCTCTCATATTTAACAATAAAAAAATATTCAAAAATTCTAAGTCAAAATAATATGTTTCAAATAAAACATTCTCTTTCAAATAGAAATTTTATAAATTGTTGCTAATCTATATAAAAAATAATTATATTTATCAAAATTATACAAGGAGTGAGGTCATATTAAGTACCCTAGCGTATATATTCCTTCTATCGATGCAAAAGATTTATATATATCAAATAATTACATTGATAAAAGAAATCCAGAATACACATTGCTTAATAAAAATGGAAAATATAATTTAAATCGTTTTATAAATACGTTTGATTATAGTTTAGATTTGATACAACTACGAGAAATTTATTACAAAAAATACCGTAGAAAAGACTTTGGCTTCTGGATACAAAAAAAAGAATATTCTTTTCAAGTAATTAATGTCACCTTTAAATATGCCAATAAAGATTTTAATCAGATAAGAAAAGATGTTTATGTGAAATTTGGATATGATTTGAGTGACCTAAAATTTGATAATTGCATTGCTCTAAACACTAATGGCGAAGTAGTCGGAATTCAATTAAACACTTTATTAAGTAAAGAAAACAATGCAGAACTGCCAGAATATTTCATACTTGAAGATAATCAATATAAACTATATTCAACGCCTAAAACTTTAAAGTCACGAGCTGAATTAAGAACAGAACTCTACCGAAATGGATTTTATTGTGATGGGATTCATTATGTAAGGTTTAAACGTTCTGCCGGATCTGCCAGAGTTGGCAAATGTTTGTTTATCAACGAAGATTTATATAAAATGATGCATAAATGGGAACTTTGCGGAATTAATGTGAAAAACGGACAGGAAATAGATTTGGCTGCTTTGGAATCATACATTGCACTTCCAACTAGTAGTATTATAGATACAGTCAATATTGACTTAAATAGTATTCTTGTCATTGATGATTATGAAAGCAATTTTGAAGAAGAGGTAGTAGCCACATCAATAGAGAATGGAACTTTAAGATCAGAACAAAAAGTAGCTAAAATTTCCAACTCTATTTGGGATGGACAATCTCTTTTGGACAAATCCGTTTTCGGAAAATATGATAAATATGGAATGATTTTATTACGAAATAGACATTTCAAATCTTGTTGTTTTAATTGTAATATACAACAATGGTTTCAGGATAACTCTATCACAGAGATTTCTCAGTTACATGGATTTACACTTGCAAAAGATATTAGCCAAATTAAAATGATCACGACACCAAGTAGTATCAAATATTTGAAATTCGGAACTCTTGAACAATGGTTCAGTAACATAGATAGCATATTTGGTGTTGTAAAACACGATAAACCTACACATTATTTTGATGGAAAGCTAGTTCAAACCCATTATCAACTGATTAATACTTTAGAATTGTCATTCGAAGAAGTGGAAAAATTTTTAAAACCATCATTAGACTTTGCTAAAGATTTAAGAGATAAACCTGAAGTAGTGAAGTATTTTATTAAATATCCAAATAATATGAGTTTTGATAATACCACTATTCATTCTAAAAATGATGTTGTGTATCAATTAATGTGCATTAATAACAATTTTACCAAAACAAAATACTATAGGGATTTTGTAAATGAACTTATAAAGTCCTATTATAAAAATTTAAAACGTGGTCATATTTTAGTACACGGAAACTACTCTACTTTATTAGGGAATCCAATTGAAATGTTACTGGCTGCTATTGGACAATTTGATGGAGAATCCCAAATAGGATTGGGCAATATACATTCAACTAGGTTTGATTATGGAAAAGAGCTTCTAGGATCACGCTCTCCTCATGTTGCTGCCGGAAATGTTTTGGTAGCAAAAAACACTGAAAATCAATTAATTGATAAATACTGCAATCTTACAAATGAAATTGTATGTATAAATAGTATCAAAGAAAATATTCTACAGCGATTAAGCGGATGTGATTTCGACTCTGATACTATTCTACTAACAGATAATAACATTTTATTGTCCGCAGCGAAAAGAAATTATCATATATTTAAAACACCTACAAGTTTTGTTAGTGCTAGAAAAACTAAGCGTTACTATACTCCAGAACAACAAAGTGATTTGGATATCAAAACGTCAGTAAATAAAATTGGTGAGATTGTTAATCTTTCTCAGATATTAAATAGTTTATATTGGGATAATATTGCTCATGGCATGTCTCATTCAGACAATCACGAACTATATTGTGATATTGCCACATTAGATGTTTTATCGGGTGTGGAGATAGATTCAGCAAAAAAGGAATTTGATATTAGTACAACCAAAGAATTATCAAAAATCAAAAATAAATATAAATCTCAATTAACAGATGATATTTCGGGGCAAAAAATTGTTCCACATTTTTTTGCTCACATAGATCGTCAAAAAGGATATTATAATTCCACACATAAAAACTATTCCAAGCATTGTACATCTATGGATTATTTGCAGACAGTTGTTAATAGTTTTAAATTGAAAAATAGATTACAAAAAGACTATCTTCCCTTTTCTGTAATTTTGGATAATACTCATTTTGCTAAGTGGGGCGTAAATAAGGAACAAATAAAACGTATTCATGGTGAGATTATGAAGTATAAGCAACTAGTAAAGCAATTGTTTTATGATTCATATGACAAACAATCTAGATATGAAATATATCAAATTTATAAAACTAGGTTAATTAATACTATAAATCAAGAACGAATAGGTTATAGTACAATGTTTGAACTTTTAAATTCATTGGAATACAAGGAAAATATGCCGATAAAAAATATCTTGCTCGAAATCCTTTGCTTTACAAACAATGATAGCTTTCGAAAAGCCATCATACAAAGTATATCTCCAATTTCTTTTTTAGAAATGGACAACAATATTATTAATAATAATTATACTTTATTTGGAATTAAGTTTAAAAAATTACAAAAATCAGCAAAGTTTTTTGAAAAAACAGAGAAATGACATTCGATTTTTGGCTTCTTTAAGCAGAAAAAATTTTTAAATTTATGGGACTATGGTAGAAAGATTTTTCACTATAAAAATTAGGATAAAAAGGAGCTAAAAATTTCATGGTTGAACTACCAAAATACTATGGTAAGAAACTTATTCAAATACTTCCAAAGTATGTCAAGCGTACTTGTCATGGAAGACATTACTATGCAACAGATTGTGAAGAAGTATGGGACAGATTGGAAGCAATTAAAAAAGATGAAATGACAAAACGAAAAAAAAATTATTCTAACGTATTAGGAGGGGATATATATTAACCTCCAAGAAGAATTATTAAAATGTGGCATGACAAAAATACAATATCAAAAATGCCTAAGTGAAATTTTTGATAAAGTTAATGGGAAATTAGATATAGACTGGTCGGAAATTAAGGAAAAATATAATATTCCCTATACCGCTGACACTATCAGAAAAGCCTCTACTACCCTATTTGGGTCAGTATGTGTTGCTGAATTTTTAAAATTTCAGCAACAAGAAAATGATGACAAATTTATTCAGACTGAATTTTTAAAAGATGGGAATATGGGTAGTAATAGGATTATTCATTTAAATGACGATGAATTAAACGATAAAAACAGTTTATTGAAAGCCCATGGCTTTGATCCTCAAAAATTTGAACTAGTTTCAGCACGTAATACGATCTGGACTTCAACTAATAAAAACAAAATGTATTCTAGTAGAATAGTCGTTAAACCTTACAATAATATTTCTCTTTGTGAAGTAGAAAATTTTTATAAAACCCTAGTCCAAAAATATAAACCTCCAAAAATAAAAAAAATGAATAATCCTAAAAACGGATTAATGTTAGAAATTCCTATTATGGATCTACATTATGGGAAAAAGACATATTCAGAAATTGTTGGACATGAATATGATTGTAAACTCGCTGCAAAATGTTTTAATTTTGTAATAGATACAATTATTTCAAGACTGCACAATCAACCGATAGAAAAAATTATCTTTCCCATCGGTTCTGATTTCTTTCATATTGATACATTCAATAAAACAACAACTTCTGGTACTCCACAAGATACAGATGCAAATTACCAACTATTATTTCAAGAAGGAGTCACACTTTTAATAGATGGAATTTCCAAGCTTAGTGAACTTGCTCCGGTAGAAGTATTTAATATCAATGGGAATCATGATTTCTTAACTAGTTATCATGCAATTATGGCTTTATGGTGTTATTTTTCTAAGAATGAAAATGTTACAGTAAATCTAAATGCAGCCACTAGAAAATATGTAGAGTTTGGAAATTGTCTCATTGGTTTTTCGCATGGTGACAAAGAAAGCAAAAGAATTGATCACTTAATGCAAGTAGAAGCGAAGGAAGCTTGGGGACGTACATTGTATCATGAATTTCATTTGGGGCATTTACATTCAGAAAGGAAAAAGGGGATCGAAGAAGAATTTGGAGGATTGATTATAAGAAATTTACCTTCTATCTCTGGAACTGATATATGGCATCATATTTCTGGATATGTAGGTGCAATTCGTAAATGTACATGTTTTTTGTGGGATAAGGAAAATGGTCTAGATTCAACAATTAACATTGTCATATAAAATAATAATATTTTAAAGATAAAAAAGGAGAATAAAATGAACAAGAAAATTGAATTAGTAGAAGCTATTGCTGCAAAAATGCACGTAACTAAAAAAGATGCAACTGAAATCGTAGATACTTTCGCTGAAGTTATTACTGATGGATTGATTAAGGATTCTGTTGTAAAAATCCCCGGTGTTGGTACTTTTGAAATAAGAGATCGCAAAGAACGAAACGGTGTCAATCCCGCCACAGGGGAACCTATTGTTGTTCCAGCTTGCAAAACGGTTGGAGTTAAAGTAGCTAAAGCTTTAAAAGAAGTAGTAAAATAATAAATAATTGTACATATAATGGGAATTTGGTAGTCCATTTTCCCATTATAATTACAGCAGAGTGGTGTAAAGGTTAGCATACTAGTTTCATAAACTGTTGGTTGTGGTTCAACTCCACACTCTGCCTCCATATTCATTTATAAATAACAGTGATGAGTGAATTATATAAGATTTCTAGAAAAGTTTTGCAAATTAAAAAATATAACATACTAAAGACATTCTTTAATACTTTAATTATAATTATGAATATCTCAGTGAAGATGGGTTGATACTCTGCTGAGACAGTTTGTACATAGCGAATGTGTATAGAAAGATATTTTTATATGCAAGTCGTATTTTAGTTGGAGACAGCTAAAATAGAGAGAAAAATTCTCGATTATAAAAACTGGTGCCAAGAGTTAACGCTTTGAAAGGTATAGAACTTGTGGTTGGCGTAATAGACGTTCCAGTGGAAAATAAGCCTTAGACAGTTATGGGGGCATAGCAAGTTAATAAGGTAATCCCAAAACAAGCCAATTTGTCTTGATGTTTTAGAAATGAAACTATAACACAAGTCGCTAGTAAAAGTAGCCTTATGACAGGATGAAGATTATTCTATTACATAATTGGTGTAAGAAAATAAAAAGTGCTGAATATTGGGTGAAATTTGTGAGTAGTCATTCTCACATAGGTAAAGTCGAAAGACGGGGTGTAAAGTCAAGGGTCGCTCCCGGAAACTCAGCTACATCTCCCTAGTGACTGAATATCAAAGAAGTTGATGGAGGTAAGGCGAAGGTCTATTCATAATTATAATTAAGGCATTAAAGTTAAAAAATAATTTTATGGACAGTTAGCGTAGTGGTAACGCAATAGCCTGTTAAGCTATGATAGCAGGGTTCAAATCCCTGACTGTCCTCCAAAGCGTAATATACAAAACGCTTTTCCAGAACGTGATAAAATCACCTCGACAATTTGAGGGATGGTGCGCACAGCGTTTTGGAACGTTTTAGTCGGGAACATGATCTCGACTACCAGATAAAGTTATTTTAAATCGTTTGAACAAAACATAAAGGATAAGTTTTTATGAAGCAGCGTTACGACGTCGCTTCGGATTAGCGGTAATAACACGGTTCTAGAACGGGACGAGCCGATGAATCCTTATTTATGTTGTGTAGCCTAATGGTGGGAAGCTGTCTTGAAAACAGTCGAGTGTAACAACTTAGTAGGTTCGATTCCTACACACAACGCCAGTAAGTCCAGTTGGTTATGTTTACGGTTGTGCGGTTTAGTTCATGACTGTACTGCTATTCCAGTAAAAAACCTATCGGTGCGCAACGAGGTGATTCGCTGGACAAAATGGTATAGACGTGTCTATGCCATTTTATATCACATTAGTTTAATGTAAAACTTAAAGGTATATACTTTAAATGCCAGTTCAAATCTGACATGTGATTAATGCTTTTGTAGTTTAATGGTAAAACTCATGATTTGTAACCATGATATCTCAGTTCGATTCTGAGCAAAAGCTCCAATTTACTTTAAAATAGGAGGATTAACGTGGCCATTAAAAGAAAAACTATTAAGCCTCAATCCCCTACTCCACAAAAATTATCTAAAATAAAAAAACAAGAAATTATAAACATGTTTTCTGATCTGAAAGATTCTGATAAAATAGAAATTTTTGAGGGATTAGGGATTGGAAAAAAATATTTTACTTGCTACATTTGTGGAAAAATATTGTCTAAATCAAAATTTCACATATCAAGCGATCCTAATTGTAAAACAGGAGTATCACGAGTATGTAAAAATTGTCTAGCCAGTTTTGCAATGCCTACTGATCCAGATACCGGAATACAACAACAACCAGACAAAGAATCTCTCGTTGTATCTCTTGAATATGCCGATCAGCCATACCTAGAATCAGTATTTCAGGCATCTTTATTAGAAGCTGCTAATGTCGCATCTGGAAAAGCAAAAGACAATGTATATAACAGTTATAAAAAAAATATTGCCTTGCCGCAATATTCAGGAATGCGTTTTAATCAAAGTGATATGTTTAATGGAGGCATCAATTCTATTGCTTTTATGACTGAAGATGCCTTGCCAAAAGATAAAGAAATTATAGAACAGTTTGAAAAAAATAAAGCTGATGTAGTTAGACTCTTGGGGTACGAACCTTTTGAAAAAGAGAAACTAACTGATCAGCCTTTTTTATATTCTAATTTAATTGGTTTGCTAGATCAAAGTGAATATGCGAATGAAGATATGATGCGAGTGTCTAGTGCCATTACAATTGTACGTAGTTTTGCCCAACAGGCACGTATTGATGATATGATTACAAAATTATTGCAAGATACAACTAGTACAGAACGTAACATAGCAACAATTAAATCATTACAAGAAACAAAGCAAAAAATATCACAAACAATTACAAATTTAGCGGAACAAAGTTGTCTTTCTTTAAAACACAGTAAAAATGCTTCTAAAGGTGAAAATACAATAACGGGATTGTTTAAAAAATTAAAAGAATTAAATTTAAGAGATGCAGAAAATAATATGTTTGATATCGGAACATGTGAGGGAATGAGGCAAGTTGCTGATATAAGTAATGCTTCTATTATGAAACAAATAAAACTTGATGAAAATGATTATACGGAAATGTTGTCAACCCAAAGAGAAATGATAAAAAAATACCAAGACGAATTAGATATTGCAAATGAAAAGGTTAGGATTCTTTTAAGAGAAAATATTGATATAAAAAATTATATGGATGATTGTGGAATTGATTACTCTAAATTCACAGAAGTAGATGACATCCTTTTTAAAGGATCTAATGTTATTATTCCAATTGAAGGAAGAGAAGTGTTAGATGATGAGTGATATATATATTCCAAATAATTATACAATATTTGTCAATCCAACGGAAAGATCAATATCACAAAGAAAACTTGAAAACTATATCAATATAGCAAAAATACGTTCGTATTATCAAAGAAACCCAATAAAATTCATGCAAGATGTTCTTGGCGCTGAATTATTTGATGCTCAAACATATGCAATAGCTTCAAGCTGGAATATTCCATACTCTCTATGGGTTTGCACAAGAGGTTTTGGTAAAAGTACAATAATTGATTTAATAATTATGGCAAAAGGAATGTTGTTTAATAATTATTGGAGCTATATAGCATCTGGTACTGGAGATCAAGCTATACAGACATTTAAAACACTTGAAAATATTGCAAATAAAAATATTGAGTCAATGACAGGGTTGACAAATGTATTTAAGCAACAAATCGAAGTTAAAAATGCATCAGGAGATGGTTTTGTACATAATCCAGCAGGTCATTTTTATAATTTATATAATGGATCTTTTACCAAAACTTTAAATAGTAATATTGATAGACGTAGGGGTAAGAAAAATAATTTATTATTTATATAATTAAATCTATTTAATATGGAGGAACATATAAATATGGAACATTGGACAAAACAAGATATAAAATTTTTATTAGATAATTATAAAACAAAATCATATCATGATATTTCTAAAACATTAAATAGGACGGAAAGTGCTATTCGTGCAAAATGTTTTGATCTTAATCTTATAAAAAATAATAGATGGACTGAAAGTGAAGTAAGCTATCTTATCGAAAATTATAATAGATTGAACACAAAAGAATTGTCAAAGCACCTTAATAGAACAGAATCAGCAGTTCAAATTAAAATAAAAAAATTAGGATTAAAAAAAAGTTTAATACATTATAATAGACGTTTTTTCAATAACATTAAATCTGAAGATCAGGCTTATTGGCTTGGTTTTATAGCAGCAGATGGATGGATTGAAAGTAAAAAAAATCATTCAGCTACAATTGGAATCGAATTACAATATTCTGATATTGAACATTTAAGAAAATTTAATAAATGCTTAGACGGAAATGTTGAAGTGAAAAAACGTATGAGTAACAAAAGTCGCATATGTGATAGAATAATTGATTCTTTCCCTATGTGCTATATTAAATTACATTCTCGTGAAATGGCATTAGATTTAGAGTATTATGGAATTTATCCAAAAAAGTCATTTGATATAAAATTCCCAAATAATCTTGAAGATCATTTGATACATCATTTTATCAGAGGATATTTTGATGGAAATGGAAGTATTTCTGCTTCTAAACACAAAAATGGACAATATTACATAAAGTGTGATTTTTCATGCTATAGTAGCGAAATGTTAGTTGGATTAAGAGAACATTTGTATAAATATGGTATTAAATCTTATATAAGCGAAAAATCTCATAGATTATATATTGGTGGTCTTGAAAATACGGATCATTTTTTAAAATACATATACAAAGATGCTTCTATATTTTTGGAACGCAAATATCAAAAACAACAACTATTATATGAAAAATATAATATATTAGAGCGATTGCCCCACCTACCAGAAATGGTTGGATAATAATAATAAAGTGAGAAAGAAAACGGGAAAGCTGAAATGCCAATCCGAGTGGAAGGCTAAATTTAAAAGTTTAGTCACACGCAGAGCGTAGGTTTTGATCCTATTGTAAATTCAATAGACTATAATAAACCCAAGAGTTCTCACCACCTTAGTGCTTTGCAAAGGTGAAAAGGTACGCCGAACTTGCAAGAAATACAATTGCAAGAATTATAAGATAAAAAACTTATAAGATAACAAATTGGCTCGTGGAAATCTAGTTGTTTTTGATGAATGTGGTTTTTTAGATGAAGAAATGATGAATGTGTATGCTGCTTTTACAATTGTAAATAAGGATTTAAAACTTGGTGGCAATATTGACACAAAAACTATACTAACATTACCAAAAGATATTCCAAACCAATTGTTTTATATTTCATCCGCTTCTTCAATAGATACACCATTTTATAAAAAGTATAGAGATTTTTCAAAGAGAATGTTTTTAGGTGATCCAGATTATTTTGTTGCAGATATTAACTGTGACGTTGTAATTCGTGGTACAGTTGGTGGAAAGATTTATCCCGCTTCCCTTTTAAAAAAAGAAACTGTAGACAATGAAATGCGTAATAATCCACAAAAAGCATTAAGAGAATATTATAATCAGTTCACTCAAGATGGTGGAGTTGGACAGATCATAAAGAGAGCCTTGATTACCAGAAACTCATATATTCGACCACCTATTTTATTTAATGATACTAATGAACGTAAATTTGTATTTGCTTTTGACCCTGCAAGATCAAGAGACAACTCTATTTTAGGAATTGGAGAACTTAAATTCAATGAAAAAGATGGATATACTATGGACATTGTAAATGTAGTAAGTTTTGCAGATTTGGCATTGAGAAATAAAACACCACTCATGACTACTCAACAAATTAAAGAAATACATAATTTATTGTTGGATTATAATGGTGATGCATTGGATTATGACAACATTGAATGTATGTTAGCGGATGCTGGATCAGGCGGCGGTGGTAACTCATGGGTTCAAGATTCTTTGATTGTTGATTGGGAAGATAGTAAAGGTGAAAAACATAGAGGACTAATTGACTCGGAATATTCGCAGGAATATAGAAGTAGATATCCTAATGCGGTTGATAAATTAAAACTTATCGAACCTTCTAAATACAAATCAGAAATGTACGAAGCTTTGATTAAAATGATTGAAGCAAATTTAATTTCTTTTACTGATAAATATGACAATAAAGGATATTTAAATATTCTAGAGATAGATCAGAAAAAACATTCTAAAGCTGAAAAAGCAATTCGTTTAAAACTGAATAAGGAAAATTTATCTACTGAAGAATATGAACTTAGATTAGATGCTGAATTATCAAAATTGGATACCTCAAAGGTTAGTGTGTACAAACTCTCACCTGATGAAGAATGCGCTTTAGTTCAAATAGATGCTATGAAAGAAGAAATTGTAAATATATGCAGAACAAAACGAGAAACCGGAAAAGACATATTCAAATTACCTGCTCATAAAGATGCTGACACCGGAAATAGTGAAGCAACTATGCATGATGATAGGGCTTATGTTCTTGCCATGCTCGGATGGTATTTATCCGAAAAAAGGTTGGAACATATTCGTAAAAAGCCGAAACCTCAGTTGAATAAAAAAGATTTTGTTGATGCCTTGCCTATAAGGCAAGCCCATAGATTTTCTATGTTTTAAAATTACAAGAAAGGAGGCATGACTTTGACGAATACTAAAACTGTTGCAGACCGAAAAATAGAGTTTGAAAAATATAATTTGGAAAGAGAAAATCATTTATTTGAAAAGGCTAAAACAGCTTTGCAAATGCAGGATTTGAGTAAAACGGAATCTCGAACTTTTACAGTATTTAGCAAAGACAAATTACGCACATATATGCAGAATCCTTTCAGTAATTCTGAGAATTTAAGGCAATTAAGCCTTTATTTATATCGAATGTCTAACCCATATAGACGATTAATAAATTATAATGCTTCCATGATTGATTTGAATGCTAGATCCGTAATACCGAATTATAATCCATTAGAAAAAATTGATCCTAAAAAAACGCTAGATTCTTATTATAAAACTTTATTTCAATTAAATAAAATGGATTTAGCAAATGAAATATTAAAAATGTGTATCATTGCGTGGAGAGAAGATACGGCATATGGTGTTTGTTATGAAGATGATACAGGTTTTTTTATTTTGCCATTCGATGGTCAATACTGCAAAGTTAGTTCCGTTAACTATGATGGAACATTGAACTGGGCTGTTGATTGTTCATATTTTAGAACAAGGCAAACTTTATTAGAATATTATGGTGAACCATTTGTTTCTTTATACAGAAAATATGAAAGTGATTCTAATTTGAGATGGCAAGAAGTAGATCCTTCCCGCACTATTTGTTTAAAAATTAATATTGATGATCCAACCTTTTCTTTGCCTCCATATGTTACTTTGTTTTCTAGTATCATCGATCTGTGTGATTTACAAAATATTCAATCTGTTAAAGATAAATTATCTATCTATAAATTATTGGTATTTGTAATGAAGACTATAACATCTTCTAAATCTAGTGATGATTTTAGCGTATCACCAGATATTGCATTGCCATACTTTAATCGAATTTTAGATTCTCTGCCCGAAGAGGTAGCTGCATGTATATCACCACTAGAGGTAGAAACAATTGAGTTTAACAATGATCAAACAAAAGATGTAAATAGTATTGAAGATGCTACTAAAAATCTATTTAACAGTTCTGGTGGTGCACAAATATTAAATAGTTCTACTATTTCCGGAACCACAGCATTTACTGCTGCTATAAAAGCCGATAGTAAGTATGCTACTGGTGCTTTATTACCACAACTTGAAAAATGGACTAATCGTTATCTTACTTATACATTGGGAGAAGATCATGCAAAAGTAAAGTATCTTGATATTACACCGTTCACAAAAGATGAATTTAGAAAAAATATTCGAGAAGATGCTACTTATGGTTTACCAAATCGACTAGCTCTTAACTCATTAAGTGGTTTTAGTGAATTAGAAACTTTAAGTTTATTACATTTGGAACAAGATATCTTACATCTTCATACCGAGTTACATCCATTACAAAGTTCTCATACACAATCTTCCAGCGACAATGGTTTTAATATTGGAAGGCCGGAATCTGACGATTCTCATTTGACAGATGACGGTGAAGCGAGTCGAGAAAAATCTGATAATAAAAAGTAGGTGACATAGTTGGAAGAAAAAATGAATTTCATTAAAACAACAGATGAACATACTGCTAATGCATTAATGAATATTGGATTTCAAATAATTAATGAATCTAACGGAGTTTGGACATTTATAAATTCTCCTAAAATCGTATTTGATGATCAAGAAGTCCAGAATATAGCATATTCCAATGTTTTAAATTTATAAATCTCAAATCATTCTAAACGAAAGGAGGAAATATGGAAAATAAAATTTTGACATTATCTGATCTATATGATTTTTGTAAAAGTGGTCAAATTACTCGTTTTAATGCACAAGAATCAGGATATTCTTTGTCAATTCAGTCTTATGGATATGCAGAATTTAACGATCAAACAACGTTGGGTTTAATACCAGTTCAACTAAAATTGTGTCATACAGAATTAAACCGTAATAAATCTTTTATTTCAATGTCTGCTATGTCATCTGCCCTTCCCTCTTTGGCAAATCGTCCTATTTTAGCTCATATCATTCAATTAGATGATGGGACATATGATTTTCATTCTCATGATATAAGTATTGACGAAAACGAACAAATTGTGTATATAGAACAACCTATTGGAATAATACCTGAATCATGCAATGCTGAAATTGTATACGATGACCATAAAAGGAAAAATTATGTACACGCAAAAGGATTTATTTTTGAGGATTATGGAAATAAAGCTATAGAAATTATAAAATCCAAAAAAACGATTCGTATTAGTGTTGAACTTTGTATTAATCAGTTTACATGGAACAGTGAAAAAAGATGTCTTGAAATAGAAGATTTTTACTTTAATGGGGTGACATGTCTTGGAAAAGAAAAAGACGGGACTGAAATTATGGAAGGTATGGAAGGTGCAAATTTGACGATTGAAACTTTCAGAATGAATGATCCAGAACCATATGAAATAAAAATGCTTGAAGCATTAGATAAATTAAATAATACTTTATCTAATTTTCAAATAGATAATCAATCTACGAAAGGAGGTACACAAGTGGATAAAATTGAAAATAATATTTTTGAAGAAAATAATGAGTCAGTTGAACAACCAGAAAAATCTGAACAGGAATTATCCACTGAGAATATTGTTGAACCTGTAAAAACAGAAGAGACATTTGATGATGATTCTGACAATACTTCTCAAGTAGATCTGAGTGTGGTTCAACCAGAAGGAACTAATGACAAATTAGATAAATATTCTATCTGTAAAAATGGTATTGTTATATCAGAATATGAAGTATCTTGGAATGACGTGTTAATTGCTTTAGATGAGTTAGTTAATGCTACTTACTCCGGTTCTGATAATACATATTATCGTATTACAGTATATGATGATTATTTAGTAATGTCTGATTATTGGAGTAATAAACATTACAAACAAGAATATGATATTGAAGATTCAAAATATGTTTTAGTAGGAAATCGCATAGAGGTCTTCCCTAACTTTTTAACAAAAGAAGAAGAGGAACGATTGGAAGGTATTCGTTCTACATACGATGAACTTGCTGAAAAAGTTAAGAAATATGAGTTGCTGGAAAGTCGTTCTAAGAAATATGAAATTTTAAATCAGAACAAATTTGCTGTATTGAATAACTATAAGGATTTTAACGATTTGAAGGATAATATCGACAATTATGATTTAAAAGATATAGAAACAAAGGCCAAGGTAATTTTGGCTGACTACATTGATGAAGTTGGAGAATTTTCCTTTAATAATGGTGTTCGTAAAACCAACAAATTGTGTTTTGACATTAACAAAGAGCCTAAAAAAAGAGGGTCTTACGGAAATTTGTTTAAAGATAGAAGAAAGTAAAAATGATTGAACCTTTTAAGGTTCTTTTTTTATGAAAATTTATAAGGAGGAAAAATTATGGCGGTGAATTTTTTTAATAAAGATGCTGTTCATGCGGTCGCTGAAAGTTCTAAATTAAAAGCGACTACAGCAGGTCATATTTTTAACATTAAAGCTACTGCTGATATTGATAATGGTTGTATTGTTGGCAAAGGAGCTTATCAGGGAAATGATTATTATGCAGAAGCCGCAGCTACTACTTTTAAAGGGGTAATTACTGAGAAGGCTGCTAATGGAAACTGGTATGTTGAGGTAACTTCGGCTGTTAACGCTTATTTAGTTCTTACTGCCCCGTTGATTTACGAAAATTATACTAAGGGCATGCAAGATCCAAAATATTTTTATAATGCTGCCGGAGACTTAGTTCGTGCATATGAATTGTATGCTGGAGATGTTTTTGCATTGTCCGAAAATGGATTTACTGGTACACCTGAAGCTGGAAAAACGGTGTCTGTAACATCTAAAAAGGTTTCAGTAGATTCAGAAGATTGAGAAGGTTTATAGAAAGGAGGCATAGATATGAAAAAATTGAATTTTAGTAATCCACAAATTTTAGATGTGTTTGCAAGCAGAGAGATCACACGAGATGAATTTGCAAAATTGATGTTTGATACAGCGAATAACACTTTAGAAGATGGTATCACACCAAAAGAGGCAAACGAACAAATTAGAAATATCTGTTTTGATATTCTTGGTGTTGATAAAAATTGTTCTCGTAAAGACTTGAGACGTGCAATCCGTAGACATAAAATTGACATTTTTGAACTTATTGAAGAGGTGGTTCCAAATCTTCTTGTTAGTGGTTGGGGGGAAAATCCATTCTTCAATGAATTTGTTGAACAGAGAAATTTGGCCCTTGGAGATATGAATGAATTTTATGTAGAAGATGACACTATTTTATCTGTTTCTGATCTGTCTGGCGGACATCATGATATTATTAGACAGCAACTTGGAGCTGGAGAAACTTTCTCTGTAAAGACTTCTTGGTATGGCGTAAAAATTTATGCTGAATATGAATTATTTATGGCTGGTCGAATTGACTGGGCAAAAATGATTATGAAAATTTATGAAGCATTTGATCAGAAAGTAAACAGCATGGTTTTTGCAGCACTAGCAAGTGCTGGTACAAAAATTCCAAATCAATCACAATTCAATAAAACAGGAGCACTTAGTGCTAGTACTAAAGATACTTTTAATACTCTAGTCGAAGATGTCCAAGCTGCAACAGGAGAAGAAGTTATTATTATGGGAACTAAATCAGCTTTGTCTAAACTGTTTGCTATTGCTGATGCTGATTGGATTTCTGAATCCATGAAAGAAGAAAGACATACTCTCGGTCGTATTGCGATATGTGAAGGAACTAGAACTATTGAAATTCCTCAAAGATTTGCTCCTAATGACACAACGAAGAAATTGGTGCCAAATGATACTCTATGGATTTTCTCTGTTGGTGATAATAAGTTTATTAAAATTGTTGACGAAGGAGAAGCTGTAATGGCCGAAAATACCGATGGTAATAATATGGATAAGACCATCGAAGCTGAATATCAGCAGAAGATGGGCGTCGGTGTTGTTATTAATAAGATTTTTGGTGTTTGGAAAATTACAGCTTAATAAAATAGAATTATAAAATTATAAAGGGAGAATCTTTTCTTCCTTTATAATTTTAAGGAAATATAAGGAGATGGATATGACAAGAACCAATAAAGCTACAAATAAATCAGAAATCAAGTCAACTGTTACTTCCAAAAAAGAAACTACTTCAAGATCAACTGTCGATACTGCAAAAAGCAAAAAAGAAATTAGAAAATTTAGTCAAGATGATTTGATAAAATGTGTTTCTGTTACTTCAGGTGAATTACTACTTGAAGGTAAAAAAACCGGAACTTTATATTCTTGGGCTGATTATAAAGACATTCATGAGGTTGCATATGGTGATCTGTTATCATTGAAATTATCACATTCTCATTACCTTTATGATCCATTGTTTTTAATTGAAGATGAGAATTTGCTGGAGCAATGGAAAGACGTGCATGAAGTTTATAGACAAGTAATTCAGGTTTCTGATATTAATAATTTATTTAATTATAGTCTAAATGATTTTGTATCGGAATTAAAAAAGCTTCCCATAGGATTAAAAGAATCTGTTTGTACTTTGGCTGCTGAAAAAATTGCAGATGGATCTTTTGATAGTATCAATAAAATCAAAGCAATGGATGAAATTTTCGGTACAGAATTAATGTTATATGTTGCTAAATAAAGGAGGTATTTTATGACCTTCTTATATGACGATATTTTCTCTCATTTTCTTTCTAAAATTACTGATTATAAAATTCTTACATTATCTGAAGATGATATATTCAGTATGGAAGAAGAATACCTAAAACATACATTGGGAAATCCTTTAATTAGTAGGGTTTTTAGTAGTATTGAATTATCAATAAATGAAGATGATAAGAAACAAATAGTGTGTGAATTAAAAAATAAATCTTCAAATAATTCTGATGATTTGTTTGTATTGGAACTATTAACTCTTGGAATGGTAATTGAGTGGCTAGAACCTCAAGTGAAATCTGTTTTAAATACTGCTCAGATGTTTGGAGGTAAAGAAGAAAAATTTTATGCTCAAGCTAACCATTTAAATTCGTTAAAAGAAATGTTACAGGAATCAAAACGTGAATTACGTCATTTGGTAAGAGATCATAGTTTTATTTGTAACAGCTACATTTCGGAGGTATAAATGAAATACTTGTATGGAACTTTTACCTCAGAACAAATGAAACAGCAAAAAGAATCCTTGCATAAAGCAATATTTTGGTTGTTACTTTATAAAGATCCTAAAACAAAAGACGAATACAGATTTGTAGATTTTGAAAAGTATTTCAAGGGCGTTATGCTTCGTTTAAATGGCTTAAATGAACTATTGTATAACCCTCCTGAAATAATCACTTTATTAAGTGTTTTGCAAGCAGCATTGATTGAATCACGTAATAATCCATTTAATTATAAAACCTATCGAAAATTGATTTTAGATGCACATTCTTTAATTGATAAAATAATGGAGTGTGACAAATATGCCTGATTTAAAATTATACAAAAAATTATTGGGTGGAACTTCTGCTGGAGAACAGCGTAAAATTCAGTCCGATATGATTATGGAGTACACATGGGATAATGATCTTCAATCCAAAAAATGTTATATTTATGATTTTTATCATGACAGTGAACCAGATAAAAGCATTGGTCAAAAACCATATGAAGATCCATTAAAAACAGAAGTTTCAGTGAAGTTTATTGTCACACAGTATGGTACATTAGCAAAGGATCAGGTTGAATATCACATTCAATTCAAACCAAGCCATACCTGTAATTTAGATTATTTTGAACAATATACATCAAGATATCAATCTGAATATCCTATCGGGTTATACATAGACATTCCTGATAGCCAAAATATATACAGAAAGTGGCTGATTTGTTCCCGTGACTATGAACCACAATTTGTAAAATATAGTATTCTTCCTTGTAATTATCTTTTTCATTGGGTCGAAGACAATGGTAAAAATCGTTATTTGAGATCCATGTGGGGGATAGCTAGGTTACGGAGTAGTTATAATTCAGGGGTATGGAGAGATTATATAATCCAAACAGTGGAAAATCAGGATCAAATATGGTTGCCAATTAATGATATTTCTATTCAAATTCCATACGGACAGCGATTTATTGTATCAACATTAAAAGATGAACCTCTTACATGGGAAGTCTCTAAACTAGAAAATGTTCATCCTTTCGGAATTAATAAAATAACCATCAAGCAGACAAAATTTGATTCAAAATCAGATTTTATAAATTGGACTACAGGCGAAATGTACGCAGATTATTATAAAAACACTTCTCTGCCCATTGACAAAAACGACAATGAAGAACCAGAGTGTTCAATTGTTTGTTCTGGCACTACTAATGTATTAAAGGTTGGTGGTGGTTATAAAACATTAACCGCAATATTCAACGAAATACCGGATAATCTTATTTGGAGTTTCTTCATTGATAACGATGATGCCCTTCCCTATTTGATTTTTCTTGATACTAATAACCCATGTGTAAAAAAAATCAAGTTAGTTGACGATGATTCTCTGTTAAATAAAATTTTAAAAGTAGAAGTATCAAATGGAAAATGCACGACTTCGTTAAGTCTAGATATTGTGGCATTGTAATAGGAGGTGTTTACAAAATGCATGAAGAAATCATTGCAAAGGTTCGAGATTATAAAGTAAACACTGAAGACGAAAACATTTGGTGGAAAGAAAAGGTTAAAAGGAAATTGATTAACAATCAAGCTATTTTATACTATCTACATAACACGGAATTAGATATAGAATCTGCCGATGAATTTATCGGAAAAAATATTAGACCTGCTCTTATGATTCCAGAAACACAAGACACACCAATTAATTATATCTGTTTTAAAACTAGTTTTTCGGAAGTATCAAAATACAATAAAATTTATAAATATGCCACTTTAACCTTTGTTATTCTATGCGATCAGAGAGATTTGATTGATAAAGAATCTGGTATTGCCAGACATGATATTCTAGGCGCATTAATCAGAGAAGAATTTAATTGGTCAAATATGTTTGGAACACAATTAAAACTGGTAAGTAATGAAGAATCTACAACAGACACAGAATATGCTACTCGTACTTTAAAATTCCAGTCCGAAACAGTAAACGGGATATCTCAAAACAATAATATTATCAACTATCAGGTGACAGTATGAATAATTATGACATTGAAGTATCTGATGAATTAAGAATGTATTTTGGAGATCCTTTCCGTGTAACGGACAAAATTATCATATATCAACCTACGATCGGAGATATTATAGACTTTGGAGAAGAAGAATATTATAGCATGGTATATACTTTATGCGCCATACCATCGGATATGAAATCTTTTCTTTGGGATTGTGGAATTGATTATATGGAAATTTCCGATTTTGAATTTTTTTGTACGTCTTTAAGTCGAGGATTAACTTCTTCTGATACAAGTTTGATATTAGGAGATATAGATTTAAGTCAAATGATTTTATGTGCAGATCAAGAAAGAAATCTTGTATTATCTAATGCAGATGGCTCGATTATTATAGATGAAAATACTTATTTTAAAATTGTCAATTATATTCGTAAAATACATGGTATCAAACCCAAAGTTGAAGAGGCTTATAACCAATATACAAAAAAAATACTAATAGAAGATGATCGGCAACGAAAAGAACTTTCTAAAAATAAAAAAAGGGAGTCTGGATTATTAGGAATTATTTCTACACTAGTAAATAGTCCCGGCTTTAAATATAAAAAGAATGAATTACGAGAAGTTGGTTATGTTGAGTTTATGGATAGTGCTCAACGCATTCCAATGATCGAACACACAAAAGCTTTATTAACAGGACAATATTCTGGTTTTGTTGATACAAGTAAAATTGATAAAAAATATTTTGATTTAATGAGAAGCATAGGCGATTAAGTCTATGCTTCTTTTTATGAAATTTTTTAAGGAGGAAAATTATATGGCTTTCGATATTAATAACTTCGTTATTGACCGTGTTATTAGAGGAACAATGTTTTCTAGTAATGATGGTTCTGTAATGTATATTATCAACCAAATTGAAAATCCTAGTTTGAGCATTTCTGCTGATGAAAAAACTGCTGTTGATGCTATGGGGACTACCATTGCTTCTTTTAATACGGCTAAAAATGCGGAATTATCTGCCGAAAACTCTCTGTTTGATTTGAGTTTGATGGCTACTCAAATGGGGACAGACAAAAAGGTAGGTAGTTCTTCTAATAAGATTGTAACTCCTATGCTTGAAACAATTGATGTTCCAGAAGATGCTTCTAGTGGAACTGTGACAGTAACATTGAAGTATACTCCTGTAAATGCTTCTGCGGACATTAAACAGATTTATAAAATTGAAGGTTCTGGAGCAACCAGCACAGTATTTACTAGAGCTTCAGCAGGTACTCCTTCTGCCAATGAATTTTCAATCAATGCAAAAGAACTCAAATTACCGACATCACTGAAAAAAGATGATCAAATTTTAGTAATGTACGAAACTGAACGTGCAAATGCAGTTTCGGTTACTGCTTCTGCTAACGAATTTCCTCGTGCCGGTAAATTTGTTATGGAGGTTTTAGGATGTGATGTTTGTAATCAGTCTAAATTAATTTATGCTTATATTGTTTTCCCGAATGCTAAACTTGATAGTAATGTGGAAGTTAGCTTTGCTACTGATTCTAAGCATCCTTTTAGCATGAAAGCACAGCAGAATTATTGTTCTAAAAAGAAAGAATTGTTTGAAATTATTATTCCTGATCCAGATGGTGACGGAGAATAATTATTTACAAATGATTTTCTTAGGAGGAACATAATGAGTACAAAACGTACATGTTTGGTATGTAAAAAAGAATATTCTTATTGTCCTCATTGCGATGGAGATTTGTCAAAACCTCATTGGATGGTGTTATTCTGCTCACAAAAATGTCATGATATAGAAGAAATAATCAATGATCATGCCTTTAATAAAATTTCTGACAAAGAGGCAATTAGCAAATTAAAAATGTTAGACACTTCTACTGTTTCTTTTGTGGTCAAAGAATATATAGATAAATTGATGCAGATGGAAAATAATATAAAAACTAATAATGAAGTTCCTAACAAATCTTTTGATACTAAACAAACGATGAGTCGAATAAAGCGTAAAATTAGATGAATGTAATTAAAAAATAGGGGGAATAATTACATTTATTTCCCCTATTTTTTTATTTTTGTTATGAAAGGAGGCATAATTTTGTTTGTCTCATCAAACAAAATTACATTTTTATGAAAGCTGAAACAACTGTAGTTATTGATGGTGAAACATATCAACCGGGAGAGGAAATTTGGGATTTAGGAAGTTTTGTCGCAGTAAATGCGACTGGGAAAGTTAGACACTATGAAGGACTGTCAAAAGATGCACCTTCCAAATTACCTACATATGTTAGTACAGGCTCAACAGCATTATGTTATGATACAGGTGATTTGTGGAAATACCATCGCCCAACTAATAAATGGTATAAATTATAGGAGTAAAATAATATGGATGCTATAGAAATTTATGCGTTACTCAATTCAAAAATCAAAAAAATAAGTGGTGGAAATAACGGGAAATCAATTGAGTTTATTTGGGATGGAACTAGATTAGGTATTCGACAAGAAGGTGCATTAGAATATCAGTACACAGATCTTAAGGGTTCAAATGGAAAATCTGCTTATGAAATCGCTGTAGATAATGGATTTAAAGGTACGGAAATTGAGTGGATTGAATCATTAAAAGGTGTCAATGGCACTAATGGTACTAATGGCAAAGGCGTACAAGAAATTACATTAACTAAGGATTCAATGGGTGCTATTGTTGGCGGTACTGTTATATATACTGATGGCAGTTCTTCAAATATTTCTGTTACTACAGAAAATCTCGAAGGTTAGATTAAAATTGAGAATAAAGGAGGAAAGGTAATTATTTTTTAAATAAATTGCCAATAACAAGATGAAAATAAAATCACGTATATCTAGTGAATTATATGAAGCAGAAAATTGTGTGTTCTTAAAAAATCCAACTCAAGCTGCATTATATTTAAAACACGAATTAAACCTTATAGATTGTTTTTGGGACAATGGTAAGATTTGTTTTGTATTTGACAAATGCGAGTCCCGCCCATTTTATAAAATGTGGAATGAACATAAACTTGTATAACTGAAAGTGAGGATTTATCATTTTGATAAAATTTTATGACACCTGTAGCCTTTTGAATATGTCGAAAATCACATTTAATGATCGGTTTCTATTAAGCAGTATTACAATTAATGAGTTGGTAAACATGCAACACTCTTCTAACAAAGACGATAATATTAAAAATAAAATAAAAGTTATTTTAAAACAATTATCTGATCATAACAATGACTGGGATCTAATACTATATGATTCTGGAATAAAAGAATATTCTCAAAAAATATTTGATATTGATGGATTATTAAATACCAATGATGCTAAAATTTGTGCTTGTGCAAGTTATTATGATAATTACTATTCCCCTATTGAGTTTATTTCAGATGATTTGGGGTGTAAGTTTTTAGCTAAAAATGTTTTTGGATTGAAAAATGTAACTTCATATTTAAATGATAAGAACGGACAAGTCTTTCAATATACTGGATACCATACAGTTGTTGTAACTGATGAAGATTTAGCATATTTTTATGAGAATATAGACTTAAATCATTATAATCTGTTGACAAACGAATATCTTATTTTAAAAGATAACTCGGATAATATCATTTCAATTTACATTTGGGATGGAACAACACATCATAAAGTTGATTCAATAAAGTATAAAACTTCTTATTTTGACGAAATTAAACCATACAATAATGATATTTATCAAATGATGGCATTAGATAGCTTTTCACGAAACCAAGTTACAATGATCAAAGGAAAAGCTGGAACCGGAAAAAGCTATTTGGCGTTAGGGTATTTATTTTATTTATTAGAAAAACACAGAATAGATAGAATTATTGTGTTTTGTAATCCTGTTGCAACTCGTAACTCAGCTAAGTTAGGCTATCTTCCCGGAACTAAAGATGAAAAATTATTAGATAGTTCTATCGGAAATATGCTTGGTTCAAAAATCGGACATATGGCCGGTGTAGATGCCATGATAAAAAATGGTAGCTTAGTATTGTTACCTATGTCCGATATCAGAGGCTATGACACTTCTGGAAAGCGAGCCGGGGTTTATATTACAGAAGCTCAAAATTTAGATATTGATTTGATGAAACTTGCGTTGCAACGTATTGGCGAAGACTGTATATGTATTATAGATGGAGATTACAATGCTCAAGTAGACATGGAACAATATTCAGGAAATAAAAATGGCATGAAACGAATGTCTGAAGTATTTCGTGGATCTGATATTTACGGAGAAATTGAATTGCAAAATATTTATCGAAGTAAAATTGCAGAAATTGCAGACAAAATGTAAGGAGATTAAAGGACTATGGACAATGTTTTATTTGCATTGAGTGAAAATGATACTATTTACGATGAAATCATAAAAACAAATATTAATGACAGAAGACTAGTTCTGAATAAAGAAATTTCAACTGATCTTATTGAAGAATTTACATTATGGATCATTAGATGGAATCAAGAGGATCGAGATATTCCAAAAGACAAAAGAAAAAATATTTATATCTATCTTAATACTGATGGTGGAGATATTATGTTCGGGCTTAGTATGTTAGATATTATTCAAACTAGCGAAACCCCTATTATATGTGTGGTTCTTTCTGCCGCAAATTCTATGGGTAGTTATATTCCAATGGTCTGTTCTGAGTCCCTTGCGTTTCCTCACTCAATTATTTGTATTCATGACGGAGAAGTTGGAATACAACAAACTACTAGAAAGGCAAACGATACATATAATTTCGTAACTAATTGCTTAGATAACTTGTCTAAAATTGCTTTAGAACATACCAATATGGACAAAGAATTTTTAGAAGAAATTGCGGACAGAGAATATTATATTTTTGCCGATAAAGCTAAAGAACTTGGGATCATTGATAAAATTATTGGAATCGATGTTCCATTAAGTTACATTTTTCAATGAGGATTGGCTATGAATTGTAGATTAATGGGACTAGATATTTCTACATCTTCAACAGGATATTCTATTTTTGATAATGCAGAATATGTCAACGGGGATATTATTGATTTAAGTACTGAGAAAAATAGTGATCAACGTTATAAATACATGATTTTAAATTTATTGAATACATTAAACCATTATAATCCAGACATTGTTTGCGTAGAACGAATGCATACTATTAGACAAATAGAAGTATTTCGTAAACTTTGTAAATTAATGGGAGTTGTACAAAGCTGGTGCGTTACCAATGGTACAAGGTATGTAGAAGTCTCCCCTTCTGAATGGAGAAAAAACGTTAAGGAAACACAGGAATCTTTACCACGCAAACGAAAAGAACTAAAAGAGTGGAGCGTTCAAAAGGTAAAAACTTTATTTGGTGTTGACGTTAAAGATGATGTATCAGATGCTATTTTAATCGGATTATCTTATATAAATTATATTAATCAAATTATTGATCGGGAAAGGAAAATACAGGAATGATGAATACTGAAAAAAACACTCAAAATATTTCAATCAAAGATTTTGTAACGAAATATAATATGATCAAAGACAAAGAAAAGAACGTATATGAATATATTCGTTCGTATATTAAACGTGAGTATGTACCATATGCAGAAAAAGCACAATGGGCGAATAAAGTTATTACAGTAACTTGCCATAATAAAGATGGTCTTACCGTGTTTAATGGAGTAAAACTACATATGAATTTTGTATATGCTACCTTAGAAATGTATTTTAATTTTAATATTGACTATACTGGTGGGGCAGATGATTATGATAGATTACAAAAATATGGATTAGTTAATGAGTTAATTAATATGTATCTTCCCGGAGAAGAGATTAATGAATGGAAAGCCGTGTGGAACATGACGTTGGATGATATTAGAACAAACGAACTGTCCCCACAAGTGTATATTGCTAGTCAAATTACACGACTTACTGAAACGATGGGACTTATGGGAAAATTAGGAATTGATACATTGAAAAAATATATTTCTTCTTTGGATAATAAGCAACTAAAGCAAATTACTGATATGTTAAAAGAATTAACCAAAACAGTTAAATAGAAATTTTGACTCCCCCTAGTGTTTCACTAGGGGGTTGTTATTTTGTGGGAGGTGATATTTTGGCTAGTATAGGACAAAAGTTAGAGAAAATCTGTCAAAAAATAGCACAAGAAGCGATTAGTAATGCTGTCAATGACATTGCATTTGATATTGAAAATATGTATCAAACTGTAATTGATCAATTTTATAATGACTATTCTCCAACTAAGTATTCTCGCACTTATTCAGGTTACGAAGCGTATATAAAACATATTAAAAAAATCCGAAATGGGTATGAATGTGGAATTATCGTAGACGGATCAAAAATACCCCAAGGAACATATTCTAGCATTTACAACCACAATCCTGTTGATTCCTCTTTTGTTTTTGAAAGGACTTTTGAGCGTGGATTACACGGTAATTATATTACTGATATCTATTCTCCTTCCCAAATGTCTCCTGCCCCAAAAGAACAAATGGATAAATTATTTCAAGAATATAAAAACAGTGGACAACTTAAATCTATATTTAATCATTCAGTAAAATTTGCAATGAAAAAAATTAAATAAAACGAGGTGATTCGATTGGTAAATGAACTATTTGATTATACCCTAAAAATAGGAGCTGACACCAGTTCTATCGCACAAGAACTTGACAAGGTACTATCCAAGGCGCAAAAAAATTCAAAAATTGAATTAAATATAGACACTCAAAAGATATTAGATCAAACTGTGTCAGCAATGAAAAAAATCAATTCTCAAATAAAAAATAATAAGTCTGTTAAGATGATGGATTTAATTGATCTTGGGAATTTAACTACACAGTTGAAGACTGGAAATTCTTTGATTGATGATTTTAAAAATCATGCAGCTCAGTTGTTTAATGACTTTTCAAGAACAAATCTAAAATTTTTGGACATCAACCAAATAAATGCTCTGAATCAATTAAGCCATGACTTGGCATCAAACATGAGTAGTTTTGGAAATGTTGCCAAACAACAGTCAAGTGGTTTTAGTGAAACTGAAAAAAGTATAAAATCCCTAAATAAACAACTAGAAGAGGAGCAAAAACGTCTTAATGATATTAATGCGGCAATAAAACAAGCTAAAGAAATTAGGGTAAATGCAGAAAAAAAGTATAATCTTAAAAATCCAGATGCCCAAAATGCAGAAATTGAAAGGGCACTTAATGAATATTTTGGAGATCTGTCTGATCCTCACGCACAACAATTATTAGGATATACAAAGTATGCAAAGCAAGAAGATTTGAAACAAATTATTGGGGATGATGATGGTAAAAAGACATCTGCTCTTGAAGTGAGACAACAATTTAAGGAAGAAATTAAATCATATAGGAGTGGAAAGTATGAGGGTGAAGGACAAAAAGAATTAAAATCCTATGCAAAAGGTTTGTCTGATTTAGATAGTGAATTATCTGGTCGAAACATAAAAAATCTCCAAGAAGAAAAGAAGCAAATACAAGCAAATATTGATTTAATCAAAGAAAAAATAAAAGTAGCAAATCAATCTGACGATCCAAAACCAAAAAAAGATACATCTGATAAATCTGATTTGGCAATACCAAATAAAGAATCTACTAGTACTGCTAATCAAGAAGTAGAATTAATGAATCGTTTGAATGAAGCCATTCAGAATGTCAAGGTTAGCGTTGGTCAAAAAACAGAAGCATTTCAAAATGAAGTCAATACTGTAAGAACAGTAGTTCAGGAAGAAATTCAGTTAGTAGATACATTATCTGATAAACTAAAAGAATTGAGGAATAGTGGAGTACATAAACCAGAAAATGCTTCCGATCCTTCTTTAGACTCAAATACGGATAATACTGAAAAATTAGAGTATGAAGTTCAATCTGTTGTAGGTAAATCAGATTTAATTAATACTGCTATCGACGAAATGACTCAATCAGTACAAAATGGTCTACCAGAACAAATACAATGGTTTAAGGAATTGCAAAATCAGGTTGATGCATTACGTGGGTCGGTAGATGCGTTGGTATTATCACTAAACCAAATAAAGCAAAACGATTCATTGATTAAACAAGCAAAACTCAATAAAAATGCTGTTCCAACTGATACTTATAACCAAAACGCAGAAACATGGTTATCAAAACAAACACAAAATCTGCAAGATAAATATTCGACTGTTTCCAATGCTTCAATTAGTCAAGCCAATAATGGAGTTGTTACATTTTCAGCTAATGTACAAGATGCAGAAAACAAGTGGCACAAATTAGTAAGTACCATTGATTCATCAGGAAATATTATTCGCACTCGTTTTCAGGATATACGTGATCCTGTTTCTCAAAAGAATGCTAAAGATATAGATGATGTCTCTCAAAAAATGAACGAATATGTAAAGTCTATATCAGAAGCAGAGAAAAAAATAATTTCTCTACAAGTTCAAAATATTAAAAAATCTTCTGATACTGATTTAGTGTCTAAAAATCAAGCATTGATAGCTGTAGAGCAAGAACGTATTGAAAAAATCAAGCAGGAAAATTCAGAATATCTTAATCAGCAAATTATTTTGGAAAAAATTAGTGCGGAACAAAAAGAAGCTTATCTTTCTAATGCTGAATCTAATATTGCGGATAATATTGCTGTTCAACAATCTAAATTAGCTGAAACAATATCTAAGCAACAGGAAAGCTTACAAAACAAGTTGCTCTCGCCTATTAAAAGTCAAACGTATATTTCAAACATCTCATCTTTTGAGCAACAAGAAAATAAAATTCGTTCGTTTTATACATATCTAGATCAATTAAAACAAAAATATCAGGAACTAAAAAGTCTTGTTTCTACTACCAATGTATTGGATGCCGGAGAATTTGAACAAGCTTCTATTAAGGCAAAAAATCTGAAAAAAGACATAGAAAGTCTATCTAATACATTAAAAAGTTCTAAGTTTAATACCGATTCAACTTTTATAGAAAGCACTCCTTACGATTTAGGTAACGCCAGAGTTGAAATGGAACAATATCTAGCAACTTTGTCAAATGTAGATGCTCACAGTATTAAGTGGTCTAATGATAATCAACAGGTTACATACACCATAAAAGAACAAGATGGTGCTTTGACTAAAATGAAAATGACTTATGATAATATATCTGGATCTATTAATCAAGTAGCTGTTTCAAGTCAAAAAGCCATGTCCGGTATGCAAAAATTTGGCACAGAATTAACTAATAAATTTAAAGATGTGGCAAAATATTTCTTGTCTTTTGTAAGTGTATTTGAGATTATTAATATCTTCAAACAAGGTTTAGGTGTCATAAAATCTCTTGATACTGCTATGGTTGAAGTACGTAAAGTAACAGATGAAACTGAAGCTTCTTATAATAAATTCAAAGAAACCATATCAGGAGTAGCTCGTGAAGTTGCCAGTACAAACGCTTCTTTAATGAGTTCTTCTGCTGATTGGGCTAGATTGGGTGAAGACTTTAAGAATATTGATGAATTGGCTAAAAATGCTGCAATGTTTGTAAATGTTGGAGATGGCATTGATATAAATACAGCTACTTCAGACATGATTACAGCAATGAAAGCATTTGATATTCAAGCTGAAAACTCCATTTCCATTGTTGATAAATATAATGAAGTGGGTAATAATTTTGCTATATCATCGGCAGGTATTGGTGAATCTCTGAAAAGATCTTCTTCTGCTCTTGCTGTTGGAAATAATACTTTTGATGAGTCTATTGCAATGGCTACAGCTATGAATGAAATTGTTCAAAATACTGAACAAGTGGGTAATGCATTAAAGGTATTTAGTCTTAGACTTCGTGGTGCAAAAACAGAGTTAGTCGATATGGGTGAAGATACAGAAGGTATGGCTGAAACCACTTCTAAACTTCAAGAACAAATACAGGCACTTACAAATATTGATGGTACTGGTGGATTTAATATTTTAACTGATACTGGGGCTTTTAAATCAACTTATGATATTGTTAAGGGTATTGGTTCTGTATTTGAAGACATGGATGATATGGATCAGGCCGCACTTTTAGAGCTAATAGCAGGAAAACAACGAGCCAATTCAGTGGCAGCACTATTAAAGAACTGGCAACAACTAGATAAAATTTTAGCAACCTCTCAAAATTCTGAAGGTTCCGCTTTAAAAGAAAATGAAGCAGTAGTAAATTCTATTGAAGGTAAGTTGAGACAACTTTCTGCAACTGGAGAAGAATTTTGGTCAGATCTATTAGATAGTAATTTTATTAAAGGCAGTATTGATGTTGTAAATGCTTTAGTATCAGCACTTGACAATCTATTAAAGACACTTTCAACTCCTGTTACAATTGGTCTATTCACCGGGCTTATTGCAGGAATTAAAAACATGGGTGGAACAAATTATACAGTTGTTCTCATGATTTTGCCCATCCTAATCTGATGGTAACATGGAACGAGTATATTTTAATATACAAGGGATTAGGTGTGTATTCGTTTTTATAAAATATAAGGATTTTATTATTTTTTGAATACTGTAAATAAATTGCTTAAATTGGTGTTATATACACTACTGTTAATAATTTCAGTACGGGGTAACTCACAATATTCAATTACTAAACTATGGTAGTAATACTATAGTGGCAATGAGTAACTTCAAAGGTATAGTAAAAAGATTGAATATGAGAAATCCGCAGCCAAGCCGGACTATGCCCGGAAGGTTCATCGACTATAATAGCAATCTGGAAGTCAATTTCAGAATGGTATAGTCAAAACTGTAGTGAACACATCACAAGAAATTATTAGTGTAAATATATCTTACACTTATGTGTGTTGGACTCTTTAAGTGAAAGAGTATGATATAATCGCTTATTAAGTCAAAAATAAAAAGTGTACTCAAAAAGAATACACTTTTTATTGCTTATTTTTTATTAAAAACAAGATGTATCCACATTAAAGCCGCCACACTTTTCACAGAGAATAAAAATAAATTTTCCATTTTTGGAACGTGAAGCAGAAACATAATGATCACATTCAGGACACTTCATATGATAAGTTTTATCGTTCTCCTGACAAAGATTTTTTGCCATAACTATTAGTTCTGAATGCTTTTCTAAGGTCTTAACATAGTTAATGTAGTTTCTGAATTGCTGATACACTTGTTTTTCGAGGTCTGATACGTAATACAATTTACGTATATTTAATTGCTTGATTTTTTCTGCTTTGAGTGTTGCACTTTGAAGACTAATATTGCAGATTTGAGCAATTTCTTTTGGTTTTTCTTTTTTTAATTCGTGTAACACACATGCAGGAGCGAGAAGTTTAGAAGCAAAAGTATTAGCTTCTACCTCTTCTGGTAAATCTGAGGGTTCTGGTTCCCTATTGATAATTGTTACAGGACGGTCATTGATCTGTTTTAATTTATGTCCTAATAATATATGTCCTAATTCATGTGCTATTGAAAATCTAATACGATATAAGGGATTGTCTTGATTATATAAAATGACATATTTATTTTCAATTAATATAGTAAAGGCATCTGTATATTTAGTGTGAGATGTAAGATTGGTTGTTAGTAATAATTCTTTTGCTTGAGCATATGAACGAACGGCGCAGTTATAATGCTTCGCAATATTATTTATTTTGATAGGTAACTCTGATACTCTATTATCAATTAAAACTTTCCATGCTAAATCCTGTACTTTTTTATATCTAACATACTCCAAATTTAATCACCTAATAGCAATCGTTAATCTTATATATCTTCACTATTATTTAGAAATCTAAATCTTCATCTTGATCTAAAGCTAATTTCAAGGCAAGTTTGACTTTTTCTTTTTGTTCAGGACTTATTTTAATGATTTTATTATTCCCTCCTCTGCTTAAGATCATGATAGTATCTTCTTCTAAATCTATTTGTGGTATTTGTATTAAATCATTTCCCAGTAAATAGTCAGTAGTAACGTGAAGAAACTCTGCTATTTTGTCTATATATTTATTATACGACTTAGAGTTTCCTTTTTTCCATTCCGAAATAGCTGTTTTGCTGATATTGAGATAGTCTGCAAGTTCTATTTGTTTGATATTTTTTTTGTCCATAGTATCAAATATTCGTTCAATAGTTGTCACGTTATCACTTCCTTATAGATAATAGACAAGATATCTATCTAAATTATGTACAAATGGCTAAAAGTTTAGGAAATCAAAACTTTTGTATTGACAGTTCTGATTTTCTAAACTATAATGCAACTTGTAAGTGTTTTATCTTTACTCTTATCATAACTGATGTTATTAAATTTTGCAAGTGTTTTTTAAAAACACTATATCAAGAAGGTGATATTAAACAGTCCGCTTATTTTCCAATGAGAAAAATAAGCGGACAAGATAATAAAATATTAAGCGGAAACTTTCTTTTCGATTGCATCAAGGCGTGTTTGAAACTCGTTCATTTGCTCTTTGAGTTTTTCCGTTTCACGTTCTAATTCCCACTGTTTTTCATGGGTGAGTTTATATCCATCGTACAAGGAGTCAAGACGTTTACAAACAGTATTTTCAATATAAACATGGGTACGTTGTTCAGATTCTTTAATTTCTCTTCTTAAATGTTGTTCAGATTCCTTAATCTTTTCATCCATTCTTTGAGTTAAACGTTCTTCAGATTCTTGAATCTTCTCATCCATTCTACTTACCAAACGCTGTTCCATTTGATTCATGCCTTGCATAATCATTTGAAATTGTTCTAATAATTCAGTATCAGTCATTTAGTTCCACCTCCCTACTTATAAGATTATCATATACCTATTGAAGTGTCAATGTCTTTTAAGATCATCCAATCTACCAACTAAATAATCGAGAGACACGTCGAAGTAGTCAGCAAGGGAGATGAGGCTAGACATAGAGGGTTCACGTTCTCCACGTTCGTAATACTGATAGGCGCGTAAAGATAGATCATTATCAGTTGCAATCTTTTTTTGCATAAGATTATTTTGTTTTTTCAATTCTTGTAAACGTTCACAAAAACTTGCCATAATGTACCTCAAAAAATAAATTTTAGGAAAAACTTGATAAGCACAAATGTGCATGTAAAGTTTAAAGGGGGAGTAATATGAATACGAAATTAAAAGAAAGACGTATGAAACTAGGCTTCACGCAAGTACAAATTGCAGAGAAAGCCAGCATTTCAGAAAGGGCATATCAGAACTACGAAAACGGGGAACAAGTGCCAAACGTTCAAACAGCCAAGCTGATAGCGAAAGCCCTAAAAAGTAAAGTGGAAGATATATTCTAAATATAATTATTTTATTTGTTCATCTTCGGATTGTCGGTTCTGCCGCATAGGTAATCAAGGGACACGTCGAAGTAGTCAGCGAGGGCAATAAGAATCTCATAAGTAGGTTTCCTATAATTTATTTCATAATTTTGAATCCCACGTTCACTTATTTTTGTCTCAACAGCTAACTGTTTTTGAGTTAAACCATGCATTTGTCTTAAAGATTTTAAGCGTGCTCCAAAATCTGTCATATCAATACCTCTTTGGATCATCTGATCTACCTACTAAATAATCTATTGATACATTAAAGTAGTCAGCTAAAAATATTGTTTTAGATGTCGGGGGATCTACCTCACCTTTTTCATATCTTTGGTAATTTCTAACTGTTATTTCAAGTAAGTCTGCTAATTGTTTTAGAGTTAATTGTTTTTTCATTCTTAATTCTTTCAGTCTTTTCATAAAAAACCTCCAAGCTCTTGACAAAGACATTAAATGTCTATATAATAAAACTGTTGATATGACATTAAATGTCTGTTGCGATAAAAGAAAGGGTTGTTACAATGTTAAATAAAATTATAAGTATTAGTGGTGTGGATTGTTATGAAAAAGATGGTATTGCATATTTAAAACTTGAAAATGTGGCAAGAGGATTGGGTTTTACTACTGTTGCCACAAGTGGCAACGAAGTGGTTAGATGGAATCGTGTTAGAAAATATCTTACAGAATTAGGTTGCTCTGATTGTCAAAAAAATGATTTTATTCCAGAAAATATTTTTTATAGACTTGCTATGAAAGCTAAAAACTCAATAGCTGAAAAATTTCAAGCAAAAGTAGCTGATGAAATTATTCCTACTATCCGTAAAACTGGTGGGTATGTTGCAAATGATGAGTTATTTATTAACACTTATCTACCCTATGCAGACGAACAAACCAAACTGCTATTTAAATCAAACCTTACAACCATTAGAAACTTAAACAGTCAAATCGCAAGAATGAAACCCAAAGAACTATTCGCTGATTCTGTTTCTAGCTCCAAAGACTGTATTCTAATTGGTACACTTGCAAAATTGATCAGACAAAATGGTTATGATATTGGACAAAACAGATTATTCCAATGGATGCGAGATAATAACTACTTGATAAGCAGAAAAGGAAATGATTATAACATACCTACTCAATACTCCATGGAGTTGGGTTTATTTAAAATCAAAGAAAATGTCACTAGAACCATATATGGCACAGAAAAGCTAACAAGAACCGTATACGTAACAGGAAAAGGACAACAATATTTCATCAACAAATTTTTAAATAAGCAATGTGTTAGTTAAATTTTTGAAAAGAGAGGAATATAAAGGAGAAATGTACAGATATACACGTGATAACTTTACGCATAAGCGTGAAAATAGTAATTATGATTATGAACAAGAATATTTTGATCCTAACATATTAGCAAATGATGATAGTAAAAAAATAAAAGAACTATGTGCCAAATTAGATGATCGTGACAACCTAAACAGAGAGATTATCGAAGATATCATTACTTTGTGTCGAGAATGTCTACAAGATAGACCACAAGATAATATTGATTTAAGTCGAAATTCTGATGGTTATCAATACAATGTAAAAGATAAGAATTTCGTTTATATTTATGGTTGTCAAGTTCCTACTACTAAATACTATACCCAATATATGAAAGACAACCCTATATATTATAAATCTGATAAAAAATACAGTAAATTACTAACCATGTTATATGGAATAGGAATAGTTTTTTCTGTGACTATCTCTATTGTATCAATGTTACTTTAACAATATCATTTTGAAATAAAGAAATTATTAAAGTAATAATACTAATTGTTAGAGCCATTAGCGAAATTATTGTGGGGATAATCCATTTAATAAAATTAAAGCATTTTGTTTCTATATATTCATCGCCTTTTAAAGTAGAAAACGATCTGAAGGTATTATCGTATTCCCCATCCCAATTATTAAATGATACAAGATCACATTCTTGTGCGGCTGTTACGATAAATCCATCTTTACTTAGGAGCAATAGTAAATCTTTTATTGTATTGTTATTAGATTTTTTAGAATATTTTTTAAATATGTCTGACCAATAGGCTCCTGCTGCTTTTCTTTTATGAATATATTTTAAGATAGATAGAGATTGCTTGTTTAGATAAATAATATCCCACCTTTCATTAAATTATTTACCATTCAAAAAAGGAGTAGCTTATTAATGGGTATCAAAGAAAAATCCAAATTAATTCATTCATTTTTTGGAAATGCGTTATTTCTTGAAAGACCTGTATCTTGCTTAATCAAAACACAAAATATTACATGCAATATTAATTCAAGCCTTGTAGAATATCTAATAGGACAAGACTCATTGCTTAAACTTACATATGAAAATACAGAAATTGAATTTGATATTGCAAATGCAGAAATTGAAATAGAAAATACTCATGAAACAGATGAAGATATAGATGATATTATGACATGTGCCATAGACAACATGACAGTATGTTTCATGATGTAATATAAGGTTATTTCTTATTATCTTTGATATTATTATTGCTATTTGCTATGTTTTGTTATTGACATCATAACAATAGCAATATATAATATAGATAAGAGAAGAAGAACCAAGACGGTAGCTTCTCAATGTCGATTATAAGAAATAACCGCCAAGGGAAGCTGGCGGTTATTTCTTTTTTCTACTATTTCTCCCAATTGTATAACCAAGAGAAATAGCTGTAAGTACAAATGTACCGATTGCAATACAATCAGATAATTCTACATACATAGTATTCCTCCCTTCTGTATGATTCACATACTTCTGCGAAGGAAACTAAAAAGAAACTTTTCACTTCCCTTCTATTAAACAAAATATGTTCGGGAAGCTACCGCCTTATCCGTCTTTTAAAATTGAATCATAAAGTCGGATGATATTCTTCTTCTCCTATCATTTTATCATATAATGAAAGATTGTCAAATAAAGAAAGCTACATTGGTTGAGGGAAAATATCCTCTTCTATGTGACTTAAATTTACCGAGAATAAAAAAGGGGTGGGATAAACTGTGGAAATAATCATGCATTATCCTAAGACAGAGCAGGGCTGGCACGAACTTCAAAAAAGAATAGCTTCTGTTCATGCTGAGGCGATAGGTCAGTATCTTACAAAACTACTATGCCCTAGGGAGCAAAAGCTGGCGTTACTGAAAGCTGTTCAGGAAGATTTGAAGATCGGCAAGTAGATACATAAAATGAGACTGTCAGGCTGGTTAGGCTTGACAGTCTATTTCTTTTTCATTAAAATTACAGCATTTTTGTTACTTATCTAGTTGTTTATGCATCAAAAACATCAATACTCCCTTTAAAACCACTTTTACGTAAAGCCCCTTCTTGTTTGTCATGGTTTTTACTATCATAAGCATGTAGATACCAAATAATATTTCGAGTATCTACATTTTTAAAAATTTCTTTTAAGTATATTAGATCAACCTCGCCAAAGGAAAAGCCATAAGAATATATAGCTGTTATGCCGGAACGTAAACTTCTAAAAAAATTTTTATGTGTTTCAATTGCGTGAACGGTGTCTTTCTGTAATGCAGATTGAACACCTTCTAAGTATGTTTCACATCCAACAAATTTGCTTTCGTGAAAATTACCTTCTTCATCATGAAATAAAGGGGGAGCACCATGACCAAATATAATTTCCTTTCCTTGAATGCCATGTATATGGCAAACACTATTGATTCCATACAATTTTTCTAAAGTCAATGTATAATTGAACGAAAGAAAATAATCTGTTTCAGGAGTAATTAACGAAAGAAAAGTTGGTTTCTTTTTATCAGAAGAAACATCGATAGTATTTATCCACTCTGTAAAAAAGTTAGAAATCATCGGAACACAATTTGATAATTCAAAAGCTAAATCCTCATTATCATAAGCTTCATGAAATAAGTTTCTATCACCGTCATGATCAAATCTGGCTGGTAGTTCATAAAAATCATCTGCAAAATCAAGATGTCCAAGCGCATTCTCCATATCTTTCCAATCTTCTCCGATTGTTCTTGAAAGAAGATTCATGAGATAACCAGCAACTTCACTTTTTTTATAAATCATTTCTCCATGATGTCCAATTGTATATTCAGGAACAATCGCAAATTCTTCATCTATATCAGGATACATTTCTTGTAAAAAATTGTGAAAGTTTTTATATGAAGTAGGCATTCCATGCGCCAAATCAAATCCATTGCCAATAATAAACAATTTACTCATTTTATTTTCTCCTAAAATATTCAATTTTTTGCTCTAATTAATATTTTTGTACTGCTGGGTACAATTTCATCTTATCATACTAGGAAAAATTGTCAATTGTACAATGTTGATGAAGATCAAATATGCTGGTTGTGGATAGTAGATTTTTTTAGAAAACATAAAAGAGAGAGTATTTTTATACTCTCTCTTTTATTATTTAGTTTATTAACTAATCTCAGTATCTATTTTTTGATAATGATCTATAAACTCTTCGGTAATAGTTTGACCATTTGTATCGTCTTCTGGTATTTTGTTAATAGTTGTTGTCAAAATAAACATATCATCTTTTCGTGATAACATTTCTTTGATATTCCAATCATATCCATCAGAAGGTCTATAGGAGCCAGAAATAGCTGATTCTTTAGTTTTGTAAACACTTTTGTCTGGTTGAAATTGATAAGTAGCTTTATTTATAAAGACACTTGAAGTGTAGTCTATATCATTCAATTCGTCTTTTATTAGTATTGAACCACCATCCATTTTAAAGTCTTTTACACTAATTTCTTCAAAATCATTTTGAAAATAAAATTCATATTTATAAGACAAGTCATCATTCAAAACACAATTTACAAATAAATACTCAGTATTGTCTTCCTGTTGTTGATAGACTCCGATCCAATTTTCTGCAATAATATTATCAATTATTTCGAGATAGTCTTTAGAATTGTTATAGTCAGACTGACTAAAATACTTTTTAGCCGCTATTAAATCCCCTTTGTCAACCAAATCTATTCCATTTTCATAATTAATTTGATTATTACATTCATCTATTCGCTCAGATGCTTTTTTAACAAATTCACTGTTAGAATTGGTTTCATTAACTAATTCAAAATTCTTTTTGGCATCTGTATATTTTTGGGTCTGATATAAACATTCTCCATAATAATAAAAAACATCTAAAAAGCCTGTTAAAGTATACTTGGATAGAATATTATTGTTTTGATCTTTTATAGTATATGTGATGTTTTTTTGAAATAAGTTTGTATCTAACTGTAATAATTTTTCAAACCGTTCTATTGCTTCGTTATAATAATGATTTTTAAAACTTGTTAGTGCTTTCTGATATTGTTTTTCAGCTTCAATATGAGTTTTGGCAACTCCCAAACTTTGATTGCTATATTTAAAATTACCTAATTTTTCAAATATTTCACATGCCTGATCGTATTTTTTATTTTCCATTAAAGAAATAGCCTGTTGATATTGATTATTTGGAATAAAGAAATTGAATATAACACTAAATACCACAACAACTATCGTAATTAGACCAATAGACACAGAACCTATTTTAAATAATCTTTTTCGGTTTTTTTGTTTTTTTTCTTGTTGCCTTGTATGTTCTATATCTCTTCTTTCTTGTAAATTCTTGTTTAACAACTCTATGTCAAGTTTTTTAATCAAAGTATCAATATTGGCATTGCATTGATTACAGGTATCATTTGAGGAGAGATTGTAAGATCCACAAGTACATTGCCAAATGGTATTATTATTCCATGGCTGATAAACAGCCTTCAAAGAATTTAAGCCGGTTTCTAAAATATACTGTTCAATTTGTCCTTGTGTGTATATTTTTGATAAAAAAGTATCATTTGGAATTGTTTCATATTTAGCATCTTTTTCATTCTTCCATATAGTATCATCGTTAAATATTATCTTCTCACAGGATATTTCTACGTGGTTAGTTCTATTGTCTGGTAAATAAACTGGAATATTACTACCAAAAATATTATCTGTAGGATAGTCATTCAATACATAACTATAATTTTCTATTGAAGACAACAAAGTATTTTCAATATCAAAACATTTTACATTAATATATGCTTCTTTTACAGAAGATTTATATAAATTTTTAAACTTACATTGAAGCAGTATAGAATCTTGAATACCATCATGTGTTAATGCATAATTCAATAAAATTAAAGGACAATTTACTTGAAATAGTTTTGTGTCTGCCAAACTTATTATGTTATATCGTTTCATACGTTACTCCATTTTTATATTTGGGGTAGGTCTTCATTGATAGGAGGATTTTCAATTTTTTCAGAAATATTTTTATTTTCTATCATCTTAAAAGAATTGGTAATTAATTCCCCAACTCCATAAATAAGAAAAGAACTAACTATGCTTCCAATTAGGATTGCTATTGACATACCAATTCCCCTTGAACCTAAATATGCTAAATCTCCTGATTCTATTAAGTTATCATAACTTGCTGTAGCATATTTAATATATTCATAATTATCTATATAGTTTATCAGTGAAATTACTAGATAGACTAACCCAACGGAAATTCCAATCCAAAAAATTATTTTTGCTAATGTTTTTAGTTCTTTGTCAATTCTTGCAAATATCATACGTCATTCTCCTTCTGTCACATTTTCAAAACTTACTTCCACAGTTATTACATTTCCATGTCTTCCCTAGCGATCCAGCCCCAAATATCCCAAACAAGCCAACTTTAGCCGCTTTTCCAAGAGCTGATAACTTTGTTAAATCAGTAGATTCACAATATGGACATTTTAAACCAACTGGAAGTTTTGGTTTTTGCGGAGGTGGTGTATATGTATGTTTGGGTTCCGGTATTGGAACAGCTAATTGTTCTTTTAATGATTTTTCAAATCTAGAGTAATCAATTAACTCAGGATTATAAATATCAGTTTCTCCTCCATAGTTATAAGTATAACACTCCCAATCAAAATCAGGAATATATTTATGGACAAGATATTGATCAAACCAAGAATGAACATTACGTTCAGGATGTTTAGTATCAAAAGACATGCTATACTTCCAATAGTAATCATATAACATACAAAAATCTTCTACACTTAAATCAGTTTTTACCAATGTAGATAAATCCTTTGGAATATAATGAATACTTGGTTTTTTATTTCCTTCACATGTCCCCGCGCACCTATAATTATCTGAAAAAAAAGATTTATCCCAAAGAAGCTGCCCACATTCCTTGCAAATATGCAGCATATTATCCGGCATAGGTTCTTTGATCGGCATCATAAGTAACACCTCACTTATTTCACTTTTACGATAATATTGTATCCCAACATACAATATTTGTCAATTATAACAGTTTGAAAATCAAAAATACCCTTGGTGATATAGGTCAGGTATTTACTTCTAGTTATGCAGATGACAAAGAAACCATGCTGGCTACTTTTTCAAGGCTAAATGTGTCCCAACAAACAGCAATTTTAAATTCTAAACAATTAAATCAAGAATACAAAAATTTATTGGCTACCACTTCCCTATTAAATACTCAGTTGTATTCCTTTGAATCACTGAATCAAAAGATGAGTGGTGGAGAATTTCAAAGAATTTTAAATAATGCTGAAGTCACAAAAAATTCAGATCTTGAAAAGCAAATATTGATTTCTGCAAAATTGGCTGATGTTGAAACGGCTAAAACACTTACATATAAAGAAGTAACAAAAGAACAATTGTTGAATGCCATGGCTGGTAAAGAGCTTAATGAAGTTCAGACTCAAAATATTCTTTCTGCTTTGAATATGAAAAAAGCATTAGGTTCCCAGTCCATGATTCTTACATCGCTTAAAAATTCTGTAAAAGGGCTTGGTGCTGAATTAAAAGCGTTAGGTACATGGTTTTTTACAACCCCTGCTGGCTGGATAACTATAGCTATTGGTGCTCTGACAACATTTATGGCGTTAAGTCATAATGCCGAAAAACAAATTGAAGAAGATTTAGAGAATGCACGTCAAGCCTTTGATGAAAGTGCTCAAGAGATAGAAGATCTCCATTCTCAATTAACAGATATACAAGATAAGATTGATGCGTTAAATGGAAAACCATCTTTAACACTAATCGAGCAGAACGAGTTAGAAAAATTAAAAGAAGCTAATAGACTGCTCAATGAACAATTAGATGCTAAAAATAAACAACAATTAGAAAAAGCCGAAAATTTATCTAAAGAAAATAGAAAGAATTTTATTCAGGATTTTTCTGGCTCTACGCCAATCGAACAGGCAAAATATGCTTCTAAACAATATGGTATATCAAATATCACTGGATATATAAATACTTCGGCAAATCCTGCTAGTATCAGTGATATGATTGTACGTTTAATGGCTGCGGAAGAGTTGTATGCCGAAAATGCCAAACTGTTGCTAACAGAAAAAAATCAGTACATAATTGAAGATCTGGAAAAACAACAAGATACTTTACAAGAAGGAATCCAAACACTTCAAGACGATATTTCAAATTATGATGTTGCATCTGTATTAGGCGATTTAAGTAGCTATTCTCAAAATCTAAATGATATTTCTCAATATAGGATCTTGACACAAGACGAACAAGATATGTTGAAAGATATTGAAACATGGCAAAAAACTATCTATGAATTTACTGATCCACAACAATGGCAAACTTTAGAGATTAATGATATATTTAATACTTTTGGCATTGAAAAAACTAAAGAAGAATTAATTGAAATGGCTTCATCCGGAGAACTAACCCCGGAAACAATATCTTCTTATAAAAATCTTAATGATGCTTTGTCTGAAAGTAATCTAATCCTTGGTGAGAATCAGACAGCCGCAGAAGCATTTATAGATGAATTGAAATCAATGGCACAGGTCGAACCAGAAGATTATGCTTTAAGCCTAAAAGATATTAGAAGTGAATTGGAATCAAATGTCCAACTGGCAAAAGACTACCAAAAAGGAATTGGTGGTTATATTGACACCAGTACTTATGCTAATATTTCATCTCAAATTGAGCAATTATCTAAAGAATCAGGAATGTCAATTGATAATTGGGTTAAAAAGTTTAGCAATTTATCTACTACCGATATTGACAGCTATATTTCGGAACTTTCTTCCGCAATAAACTTTAACTCTGAAGACATTAGTGGTAAAATAGTCAGTATTGTATCTTCAACAGAAGCTCTTAAAAATGCGTTGACCGAACAATCTGAACAAGGATATATTACTTCGGGTACTTTCCAAGAATTGATTAAAACCAATTCCGCATACGCTGACTCTGTAGAATATACAGCTACCGGGTTACAGTTGAATATGGAAAAAGTGCAAAAGATTTCTGAGACTACAAGCCAAGGCATATCTGAATCTATCGAAGAACAAAAAGAAGCACAAGTAAAACTATATCAGGAAAATTGTGATGCTATAGATGAATATGTAGAAAAATTAAAAGAAAGCGACGATTTTAGCAAGAGACTTGATTATAGAAATCAAATTCAAGCATTACAAGAATCAAATGAGCAAATCAAAAGCAACATTGATACTCTAAATGATTTAGAACAACAATACAAAGGAGTTACAAGCGCATACAAACAGTTACAGGATGCTTTATCAACTCCTAATGATAGCGATCCCTATTTCCAGATACTCAGCAATTGGAAAACTATTGAAGATTTATATAAAAAAGGAGTCAAAAATACCGACGAGCAATTAGAAATGTCTACTTTCTTAACTGGTAAATCTGATTCCAGCAAGAAACAACAAGAAACTGTACTTGATAGATATTTTAACGAAGAAAATCTAGGACAAGCAGATCGTATGATGTCTGATTTAGTAGAAGCCTCTAAATTATTAAATGTAGAATGGGCTACATTTAATAAGAAAACTGGTGAATACAAATTAAACATCGGTGACATGGATATAATGGCTACAGGACTATCTCAATATCTAAGTAAAATTTACGGAAAAGATGTTAATGTAGGAACTGAAACCATACAAACTGTTTTAAAAGCATTAAATGATCGTGGGGGTAACTTCTCATTTGGTGTAGATACAATGAGCCTTGAGGAAATTGAGGGGCTTTTAAAACAAATAGAAGATGGAACGATTAAGCTTAAACCTGAATTTGAAAAACAAGCTGTTGAAGAACTAGAAAAGGAAAAGCAGGAATTATTAACCCAAACATTGCCAGATTATAGCAATCCTGACTTGTCTGGAATTTCTTATACTATTGACTATACTACCATTGACAAAGAAAAGTTAGATCAAAGTGCTTTAGAAGCACAACAATATTTAAACGACTTAGATAATGAGTATAAGATCAATATTGATTTAGATACTGTTGATTTAGATTCGGAAATTACAAAAGTTCAAGATTATATTAGTTCATTGCATGAATCTGACGGTACATTAAAAGCTGATGTTGATGATACGGATTTAGAAGCTGCAAGAACTATTTTAGCGGATCTTATTAAAAAGAAACAGGAATTAGAACAACCTGTTGCTATCCAAGTTAGTGACGAAGAACTATCTTTAATGGATCAAGATGCGCAAGATCTTATAGGCAAATTACAAACCTTTGCTTCAACTTATCAGGATTGGCAAATCAATGTAAATCTTGGGAATAATGATGAAGCAATTGACCAACTAACGACTCTAAATGATTTAAGAAGCGACATTGATGGAACAGATGCTGAAGTAAAAGCTAAAATAGGTTTTGTAGATAGCGAGGGAAAAGCATTCAATTCTACTTCCATTGATAATATGTACCAGCGATTGCTATCTCCACTAAATAATGCACAGCAAACTATAGACATTACTATTAATACGGATACTACGGCGGCAGATCAAGCTATTAATGATTTTAAGATTAGTCACGGTGATGAAACTGTTACGCTTAAAATTGCTGGAGATAAAACAAAAGCTGAACAAGCGGCAGATGCAGCTAAGACATATATAGAATCATTAAATCCTAAAGTACCTATTAGTGCCAGCACAAGCGGTTTACGTTCTTCCATTCAGTCAAAATTAAATGAAAATTCATTTTCTATTAGAATTAATCCCGTGTATTCAACACCATCTGGTTCTAATTCTGGAAGTGGTGGTGCTGGAGTAAACGGTACTGCTCATTCAACTGGTACATTGTATTCTTCGGGGTATCCTTATTGTTCCTCATATGCCAAAGGGACAAGTGGTAATTGGGGCGTATCTCAAGATGAAACTGCTTTAGTTAATGAATTAGGAGAAGAAATCTTAGTACGTGACGGAAGATGGCATTTGATTCAAGGTGGAGCGCAATTTGTTGATTTAAAACGTGGAGATATTATCTTCAATCATAAACAAACTGAAGATTTACTGTCTAAGGGATATATTACTGGAAGAGGCACTTTAAAAGGCGGATATTCTCATGTAGATGGAACTATTGGTGGAAGTAGTTATGCCGGAAGTAGTATTGGAAACAGTATTGAAAGAGCTTTAAATGCTGTTGATAAGGTATTTAAAAATGCTGCTGCAATTGCTGGAACTTATAAGCCTTCCAAAAGTAAAAGTAGTTCTAGCAAAAAATCTTCTAGTTCTTCCAGATCTTCTAAATCGTCCAGTTCTTCTAAGTCTTCAAAATCAGAGGATAAATTAAGTAAATCAATAGATAATCTTCAGGATTGGGTCGAACGCTACATTGATGTTACGGAACGACAAATAGATTCCAGTAAAACTTTAGCTGAATATTATAATCGGTATGCTACACAAAATAAATATCTTGAGAATGCTATCTCTTCTGCTAATAAATTATTGTCTAAAAATACTTCCATGTATAATGAATACATGAAGCAAGCAAATTCTGTAGGGCTGTCTTCTTCCTATAAAACAAAAGTTCAAAATGGCACTATTGACGTTCAAAAGATTACAGATGAAAAATTAAAGGATAAAATTTCTGAATATCAAGAATGGTATGACAAAGCACAAGATGTCAAAGATATGATTGTTGAATTAAATTCAGAAATAAGAGATTTAAACAATCAAAAACTTGACAATATTGTTGATGATTTTGACAGATATGTGTCTTTGAGAAAACAGTGGGTTTCTAGACAGGAATCCAAAATAGAATACTATGATATGATCGGGAAAAATGTAAGTGAATCTACATATAATCCGATTCTAAAAAATCTTACAACTGGATCTGAATATTTAAGAGCCGAAAGCCAACAGTTGCGAAAACAGTTAGATTCTTTAATGGCTAGTGGTGCTATTAAAAAATATACTGATGATTGGTATGTCTGGACTGAAAAAATAGATGCTGTAAATGAAGAAATGTATCAAACTAATATCGAATTAGAAAAAACCAAAGATATTATCCGAGAATTAAGATGGGAAAAATTCAACGAAAGCATTGATACATTAGATTTTAAAAACGAAGAATTAGAGGACTTGCGTTCATATTTGTCTTCAGATGGTTTGTTTGAAGATGACGGTTCTTTAACTTCCCAAGGTGCAGCTAATATCACTATTCTTGGAATGCAGATAGCTAATTCCCAACAAAAATTAGCTGACTATAATGCTGCCTTAAAAAAGTTGGATCAGGAATATAAAAATGGCGTAATTACCCAAGACGAATATACTGAACAACAACGTGAATTTCTAGAATCTATTCGAGAATCTGCTAATGCTGTTTACGATTATAAGCAAGAACTTATTGACATGTACAAAACCCAAATTACTGCTGAGAATAATGCTCTTAAAGAAAATATAGATCGTCGTAAAGAAGCATTGAGTAAGAAAAAAGAATATTATGAGTATGACAAAACCATACGTGATAAAAATAAAGACATCGATGCTTTAAAAGCCCAAATATCAGCATTAGAAGGTGTAACCAATCAAGCAGGACAAGCCGAATTGGCAAGATTAAAAGCACAGTTGGCAGAACAAGAAGAAGATTTAGAAGATACCAAAAAAGAACATTCTTATGATTTACAAACTGATGCATATGATCAACTTACTACTGTTGCGGATGAAGCATTAGATAAAACCCTAAAGGAACTTCAGACTAATGCAGAATTTCAAAAACAAGTAGTAGATAATATGTTGTCCTATATTAAAACGCAATATAAGAATGCTTATGATGAAATTTCAAAGATAATAAGTAATTCAGGAATTACATTAGATAGTAGTAATCAAAATACTATTAATGGACTTGGAGGTTCTAAAGGACAGTCTAATGCCAACAATATTGCTTCTAATGCTCAAAAAGATCCTGATCAGGTGAATTCAAGTTCTGCGATTAATGGAGTTAATACAGGTAAAATTTCCGGAACCAATGAAATTGCGCTAAAAAGTTTAAAAATTAATAAATCTTCTGCTACAGTTTATGTTGGTTCTACAATAACTTTATCTACTGTCTCTAATCCATCACATATTAAATATGCAGTATATTGGAAATCAAGTAATACAAAGGTTGCTACTGTATCTGCCACAGGTGTTGTCAAAGGTATATCTGCCGGAACAGCTACAATTACAGTAAGTTCAGAAAACAAGTCTGCTACCTGTAGAATTACAGTAAAGAAAAAGACAACCTCTAGTTCTACTACTAGACAGGGTGCTGGTACTGTAACTGCCAAAAGCGGACTTAATTTAAGGGCTTCTGCGGGGACAAGTGGAAAGTTAATTACAACCCTTCCTAAAGGTACAAAAGTAACAATCACAGGTGAAACTACCAAAAATGGTGATAAGTGGTATAAGGTAAAAGCTAACGGTAAAACCGGATATGTTCATTCCGATTGGATTAAAGTAACTAAAAAATATGGTCATGGTGTCAAAAACATTTCAAATAGTCAGCTTGCGTGGACTCAAGACCAAGGAAGAGAAATTATTGTCAGCAAGTCAGATGGCTCAATATTAACCCCTCTCAAACAAGGGGATAGTGTTCTGCCTAACAAACTCACAGAAAATTTATTTGATTGGGGAAAAATCTCTCCTAAGAGTTTATTGAAAGGCTTATCTAAAACTATGGTTTCTCAGCAAAACACACTAAACAACAAGTTGGATATTCATTATGATAGTTTATTGACAGTGAATGGTAACATTGACAAGGAAGTATATCCGAATGTGAAACAATTAGTTGAAAAATCTTATCAATATACAAAAGAACATTTGGCAAAAGACCTAAAAAAAATGGGAATCAAATAGATTCCACAATAATTGTCAAATAATTAGAAATCGTTAAAAGAGAGTATCTTATGATGCTCTCTTTTTGCGTTTATCTAGAAAGGAGGATTCTATGGAAAGAACTCGAAAATATTTTGAATACAATGGCGTTCAATCAATTTTACATAATTTAGTTTTATGTTCCTTTGAACAAATAGAAGAATATGTTTTGGGGTTAGACAGAGAAATTCAAAAAGGTAATATGACTAAATTTCGTACCAAAGTAAATCATTTTGGTACTTGTTATAGTGGTACATTAGCATTTAATGTATCTATTATGAAAGATCCATGCATGTTTTCTAGTCAACAAGATTTATCTTTTACAAGAAAAGAGATTAGAAAAATCACTTCATGGCTCACTTCCCCATCTACCCCTAAATTATTTCATATTATAGAAAATGAATATTCTAGTGATTTTGAATCTATTGATTATTTTGGTGTAATTTCCAGTTTGAATACCACTTCTGTAAATGGACAGGTCGTTGGTTTTACTTTTACTTTGAATTGCAATGCTGCTTTTGGATATTCTCAAGAATATAGTTATTTAATTGAATCTGAAACAGAAAAAACTATAACTATTGATAATACTAGCGATGAATTAGAAGGATATGTATTCCCTATCCTAAACATTACGCCTAATGAAACAGGAACAATTAAGATTAGGAATAACACAGAGAAGAAAGAAATGCAAATAAATGTTGAAGAAAAAAATCAAATAACAATAGATTGTGAAAGGTGTCTCATTTCTAATCAATCTAATAATATTAATTTTGAAGATTTAGGTTGGAGTAACTATGGTGAAATTTATTTATTTAGACTTGTTTCAGGAGAAAATGAAATTAAAATTACAGGTAATTGTTCTGTAACTATTAAATGCAGATATCCTAGAAAGGTTGGCAATGTATGATTAAACTGAATTATGATTATTTTGGTCGTACAGAACCTTCACAAATATTTTTAGCTCGCCCTGCCAGACAAAAAATATGTTTACTGAATGGAATAGAAGAAGATAGTGTATCGCTCAATTTAAAATTAAAAGATATTAGTACAATATCTTTCACGGTAAATAAATACATAGATGGTACATTATCAAACGGATATGACCTACTTGATGTAAATATGGAAATCTATGTAACTGGAATCGGCTGGTTTAAACTTGAAGTACCTTCTATTCAAAATGATGGTTTTAATGAATCTAAAGAAATTACTGCCAATTCTATTGAAATAGAACTCCAACAAACTAATTTAATTGGTTTTAAAGTAAATTATGCAACTCCCGATTCTATGGAAGTCTTAAATGGTGGCACACAAATTAAATTTTATGATTCAGATAATCCCAAATTGAGTCTTTTACACTTAGTCATGGAAGAAGTAAAGGGATGGAGTATCGGGTATGTTGATACCGAGTTAAAAGATAAAATATATTATTTTGACATAGATAGTAAAAACAGATATGCGTTTTTAACACAAGATGTTTCTTCTGCATATGAATGCTTATTTGTATTTGATATAGATCAATTTACTGTAAACGCATATGATGTCAATGCCATGAATACTTTAAATTGTGCTCCATTTAAAGATACAAATATATTTTTAAGTTTTAGGAATATTCAAAATAATGTAAATATTTCTAAGTCAAGTGATGATTTGTATACAGTATATAATGTTGCAGGTGGAGAGGATCTGAATATCAATTATGTTAATTTTGGCTCATCTACTATAGAAGATCTTTCTTATTATACTAATACAAAATATATGTCTCAGGATTTGATTGACAAATACACCAATTGGTTTAATTATAAAGAAACGCAACGAGAGCCATATATTGAAACAACAACACAATACAATAAGTTGCAACAACAGATTACAGAATTGACTAACAGAGTACCTAACGATGGTTGTAACACTGACTGGTCTACTTTTTCAGATGAAGAATTAAAAACAGAAAAAGAAGCATATATAACTGCCATCAACAATATTTTCAAACTGTATGACTATGGTAAATATACCATAGATGAAGAAAAAAATGAAAAAGTTTATGAATATGACTCCAATGGATTTATCATTTTAAAACCAGAATATCAATCAGAAGATAAATTAAAAGATAAGATGTTGGAAGATGGCTGTTGGTATACTTATTGGCAATATCGTTATGTCATTTACGAATCAATTATTATTGAAGAACAAAACCGTTTATTGGAAGATCCTGACGATGAAAAGGAATATATTGATTCATGGGAAACTAATTGGGACTTATTTGGACGTGATGAGCTAGAAAATAAAGTTCAAGCATATAAAAATCAAATATCAACTTTAAAAAAGAATGGTTTTGATAGTCCCTACACAGAAGATTCTAACTTCACTGAACCGTATCACACAGAAATGTACCAAAAATACCAAGATACCGTGAAAGATTTAGAAAGTTGTGAATTAGCATTATCAGAAAGAAAAAAGGAAATTGAAGAACTAACCGAAAAGCAAAAAGAACATGATTCACTTCGCCAAGAAATCAAATCTAATATCGAAAAAACCAATGAAAAGTTTGGATTTACAACAGAAGATCTTCAAACATTATATGCTTTATATAATGAAATTGATTATGTAAATGAAAACATTATATCAACATCTTTAGATGATATTGTTAGTGTAATTGAGGTTGAAAAAAGTTTACTTAATGATGCTTTAGAAAGTCTTTCTAGTGCTTCACAACCACAATTATCCTATTCTAATAATGTAGATAATTTACTGGCATTATCAGACTATAAACCTGTACATATGGATTTCCAACTAGGGAATTTTGTTCGTTTAGCCATTGATGATACTCATCAAGTCAAGTTAAGAATAATGTCTTTATCATTTAATCCGTGTATTATGGGAAATGACTTGAATATAGAATTTTCTAATATGGTGCGTTCTAGAAATAAATATTCTGACTTAGCTGACATTTTAAGTAAAAACTCAAACCAAAAAGCAAATTCAATTATTGGCACTTCATATTCCAGCGGTGGTGAAGTGTTAACAGTTACTTCTGATATGATCGCCAAAATATTAAATTCATCACAATTTAACAATTTTACGAATGATTTAATCGCACAAACGATTACAGCTAATGGTATTAAGGCAGGCACAATAACCGTTGAAGAATTAAAGGCTAAATTAGCTCAGATAGATCAGTTAGAAGCAAATAGTGCTTTTATTAATTATTTAAATGCAATGTATTTAGTAGCCAATCAAGCTGGGTTTAATGAGCTGTCTGCACTAGTGGCAAATATTAAACAAGCAATTATTGGAACTTCCACAACTGAAACGGGTATTATTATCAATCTGACTTCTGAAAACGCTAAAATTGATAGCCTTTTAGTTAGAGAACAAATTGCGGGACAAATTTCGGTGTCTGATTTAAAAGCTGGAGATATTACATTGTCTAATAATATGAGAATCTTATCCGAAAACGGAAAGTTGGTCATGAATGGTTCCTTATTGCAAGTTTTAGGGAAAGATTCTTCTGGCGAAGATTATGTAGCTATTCAGTTGGGATATGATACAACGAATAATCCAAGCTTAATTATTCGTAATGAAAATAATGCGGTAATCCTCTCCCCTACTGGTATCACTAAAGAAGCTATCGCAGATGGATTAATTGACAATAGCATGATTGGCGATAAACAAATTTCAACGGATAAATTATCGTTTAATATTACCACTGATGAAGATGGTAATGTTATTCAGTCGATAGAAAATATTTATATGGGTAATGGGGAGAAATTTGGAGTTGAATATACTACTTTCAAAAAAAATACTGAGGATAAGCAAAATCAATTAGAGCAGCAAATAGAAGATAATTTAGAGTATGATATTGAGATTCATTCTACTAACGGAAATATCTTTAAAAATGGAGAAATCAATACAATTCTCTCGTGTCATGTTTATAGGTCAAATGTAGAAATTACTGATCAAATTAATGCAGCACACTTTAAGTGGATTAAAAAAAACAAAAATGGTGAACTTGATAAAGAATGGAATGCAGTTCATGCTTCAGGTTCAAAAACAGTTTCTATAACATCTGATGACGTTTTTCAAAGAGCTACTTTTGAGTGCCACGTTGAAAATATAACAAATTAAAAAACTTAAGGAGGAAAATTATATGGCTATTTCATTTGGAAGTTTTACAATTACAGATTTTAACGACGGTATCAGTTTGTCTGGATATATTTCAAGCAATCTAAGTAAATATCAAATTTATTCTCCAGATAATGATTCATATGAACCAGACTGGTCTGTAACAAATTTGGTTCTCACACCAGAATTATATATTACTAGTATGCCAAACAATATTATTGAAAATGCTGGTGTGCAGTCAGTTAAATGGTACAAAGATAGTGAATCTTCTCCTATTTCTACAGGAGGAGCATTTGAATTATCTGGCTCCAAATCACATATCCTAACAGTTAAGTCAAACATTCTAAGTTCATTAAATGGCGTTACTTTTACATGTGTTATTGTATACAATGATTCTACAACAGGATTATCGCTGACACATAAAATGGATATTTCCTTAACCAAAGTAAGTTCTGGCGGTGGAATTGCGGATGCTCTTGCAACAACACCTCATGGAAATATATTTAAAAATAGCAGCATCGAATCCCTGACAGCAGAATGTTTTTTATGGAAAGGAAGTAAAAAGGACGAAACTAATGTGTCTTATCAGTGGTATGCCCAAGATACCGGAGAAGATGATGGCTGGCTCTTATTAACTGATACCCCTAATAAATATACTGGAGTGAAAACTAGTACAATCACAGTCTATGCAAGTGCTGTTTTGAATGTACAGGTATTTAAATGTGTTATTACCGACACAGATACAGAACAAGAATATCAAGATTATGTTAGCTTTGTAGATCTATCTGATCCGATTCAATGTATTATTGAGTCTACTGGTGGAGATGTATTTAAAAATGGGGCTGGAAGCACTACATTAAAAGCTAGATTATTTCAAGCTGGAGTTGAAATTGATTCCGCAGGAACTAAATACACATATAAATGGTATAAATATGATAAAGATTCTGAACTAGTTCCAGACTTTGGTGGTTCTGGTACTAATTACAAAACTGGAAAAACATTGTCTGTTGGTGCTTCTGATGTTGATGTCAAATCAACATTTAAAGTAGAGGTTGAATAGAATTTATAGAAAAGCTAATAAGGTGGTGAGTAAAATAATAATTAGTGCTCAAATTACAATTAAAAGTGTCTTTGATGGTGAACAGGGCGATTCTGGTTATACTATTCACTTAACTAATAATAATATGAATTTCCCGGCTGATTATAAAGGTGAAATCAAATCAGAAATTGTTGACTTTTGTGATATAGAAGTTTATCAAGGATTTAACTCTGTTCCTTTTGTAATTGGTCAAATTGAACAGCCTCAAGGACTTTCTATTCAAACTGAATCTCAACGTATTATAATTACAGCACTTAAAGGTAGTTCCTTGTCACCACAAGGAACTATTTTTATACCTATTTTGATAAACGGTGTATCATTTCAATCCACCATCTCTTGGATAAAATTGAATAATGGAGTAACCAAAGAAGATATTAACGAGGAACTTACGGAAATAAAAGATAGTGTTACGGAATTATCTAGTATAGTTGACAAAAATACCCAGTCTATAAAAGATAAAATATCTAGAACAGAATATATTACTGTGCAAAAACCAGATGGTACAGAAGTAGAAAAAACAGTTATTAACGCATTAACCGAATCTATTCAAGATGTCAATTCTATCACTAATACTGTAAGTGAATTATCAACAACTGTCAATGAGAATTACACTGAATTGACCGAAAAAGTATCCGAACAAAAGCAGACTTCAGATGGGTTTTATCAAGGAGTCAAGGAATCATATCTTAAGTCTATTAATGGTGCTATTAACATCTTAAAAGAAAGTAACATTGAGCAAACAGAAAGTAGTGGTACTAACCTTATTGCCGAATATTTATTATATGAAAATATAATGCCTAACCGAACCTACACTATAATCTTTTTTGGTTCAATTAATTCAGGTCAATATTTTAATGTAAAATATGGCAATACAGATCTCTGTAATATAAATACAAATGAAGACCAAGAAACTTTATATATGTCCGTATTTGAAACTCCTTCTAATATTAATGAAGTTAGCAAATTATTTATATACAACTCCCCTGCTGGAACAGCCACACAAGGAAAAATTGCATGGGCATGTTTGTTTGATCGTGAAATCAGCGATACTTCTGAAAATATTGGTCAATGGGTTTCCCCTCCACAGGAATATGAGATTAGTTCTTATGAATTGGGGACAACTATCCAACAAACTTCGGAGAATATTACTTTAACAGCCCTACAAAGTGATAGTATGACTGATATTATTGATTCTAGGCTTGAAATATCTTCAGATCAAATCGAAAGTAACGTTAGAAAATATATTAACAACCGTCCAATTAAATATATCAGAGATTATTTAGATGGTAGTAACATTGATCCACATGATAAATGGATTGGTTGTAAAGTATATAGTGGGGGCGAAGTAATATCAAATCACGAATTTGCGGTTAACGAAAATGGAGAGTTTATTGATGAAAACGGAAATGTTATCACAACAGATGAAGACAAGGTTCGCATACTAACGCTTAATACTGACGTTCAACAATTTGATTCAACTTCGGCAGATCTTTCCACATATATTAATAACCCTTTAATGTTTCAAGAGACAAATTCATCTGAAACACCAATTGAAGAAAAAAATAACTATATTATCAAAAGTGCTGATATTGAATCTACTGATCCTGAAAGTGGAGAAATAGTATACGCATCTAATCTACACTATATTGAAATCGAATTTGAAAATATACAATATTCTATAGATTATATAGAAATATATCATCTATATGATGACAATGATCCATATCAGTTTAATCATTATTTAGAGATTTCAGAAGATGGTGAAGAATGGGAATCTTTGTTTGATTCAGATTTATCAACTTCTTATACAGAAGAAGCTTCTGGAAGAACATACTATATAAGTTCTAATGCTATGAACAATCAAATTTCTAGTATTAAGCAAACCGCAGAAAGTATAGTTTCGAGTGTATCTGGAAAATTTGTAACTCAAGATGAATACAACACAGATGTAGTAGAGGTTTTAAAAAGTGTATTAGTACAAACTGCCGATGGTTGGAAAATGTCATTTGATAGAATTATTAATAATCCAGAACAACAGGAACTCGTTAAAAAATGGATTGATTTTAAAGATGGCAGTATTGTATTTGGGGACGAAAAAAATCCTGTATCTTTAACATTAAAGAATGATCGATTGTCTTTTAATTGTAAGCAAATCATTATGGATGAAGACACTCAAGAAGAAATAGAGAAATCTGTAGAGGTAGCTTATATCGATGACAATGGATTTAATATTAATGAAGGACACATCAAAGATAAATTGATTGTTGAAGACGAACTTAATGTTTTAACTGGTGGCATATTAAGATTAGGAAATTTTGCTTTTAAACCTAGAAAAAATAATAATTTAAGTTTTGGTATATTTAATTAAAGGGGGCATTAAATGGCTACAAAAACAGGAAGTGTTAGTCAAAGAAAAGATTGGTACAAATATTATTTAACCTATTCTGAAAGCAATGTTTCTATTGCTAATAATACTTCTCAAGTGACTGTTGCTGTATATGTTGAGAGTACTTATCCTTATAGCGGTACTGCATCAACTGGTAGTGGTACATATAAAACAACATTAAAAATCAATGGCACTTCATATACTGCAAGCAAAACAGGAATGACCTTTAAAAAAGGAACTAAGTTCAAACTTATCGAAAAAACTGTCACTATTACACACAGTAGTGATGGATCAAAAAGTATTAAAATATCGGCTTCTAGCACCTTGAACGATTCTAGTGGATATGGCCCCAAAAGTGGTAATGTCCCTGAATTTACATTTACCTTGACAAAAATTGCACGTGCTTCCTCTTTTGGAAGTAGTACCCCGTCTTCGTGTAATGCGGGAAGTAGTTTTACAGTTTATCTTAGTGTTAAAAACTCTGGATTTAGTCATAAGGTTGCTTTAACATGCGGATCAAAAACAAAAACAATTTCTATTGCGGCTGGAAAAACTTCCGCTTCATTTGCGGTTGATGCTGATTTTGGAAAACAAATGACAACATCTACATCTAAAGCCGGAACACTGAAACTAACTACATATAACGGATCTAGTCAGGTAGGTAGTGCTGTTTCAAAAAGTTTTACAGTAAAAATACCTTCGTCTGTTACACCAAGTATTTCTTTGGTTGCTTGTAATGGAAAAAATCTAGTATCTAACAAATATATTCAAAATCATTCCAGTGTAGAAATCCAAGTCAAGCAATCAACAAGTTATAGTTCATATGGTGGAACTGTAACAACCTATATCCTAGTAAATGATTCCAATAAGAAAAGTTTTACTGGAACTACTACAGGAAGTGTGACTGTTCCTATTACATCAAATGGAAGTCTTAAAATTCAAGCTTATTCCATTGATTCACGAAAAAGAAGAACTCCTGCAAGTGGGTACACAACACTCAAAACAATTAGCGTTGAAGCCTACACTGCCCCAAAACTCTCTAATGTAAATATTTATCGTGTTAACGCTAATGGTGCAATGGATGAAATAGAAGGCGAATATGCATATGTTTCCTATACTGTAACTATTTCATCTTGTGGCGGTGTCAACTCTATTGCTAAAAATTCTGTTGTTTTAAATGACAAATCATTTTCACTAACATCATCAGGAAATAATTTTCAAACACAGCATAACACTTCCTATGTATTTTCTACTGACTTATCATATTCAGGAAAAATATCTATTACAGATACAGTTGGAAAAACAGTTATTTATAATCTAACACTTTCAAGTGCCAAAGTGCTAATAGATTTTCACCACAATGGAAAAGGGATCGCGTTTGGTAAGGTGGCAGAGATGGATGGAATGGACGTTGCTCTCCCAATGTATTTCAGAAACGGGATCTATCTTCCCACTCATAACAACTCTGATTTTGTTAAAAACACGCCGCTTAATTTGGGAACTGCGGAAGAGATTCCCAATGGAGCGGATTTGAACAGCTATACTGCGCCGGGGACATATGACTGCAAGGTAAACGCGACCGCAGAGACCATTGTCAATAGACCGTCAGGCTTGAAAAACCTATTTAAGTTAGTAGTGCAAGACAACGGTGGAACCAATCTTACAGGAACACAAATGTTGTATAGCTTAGATAAAATATATTTTAGATATTTTTGGAGAAGCAATGCGAATTGGTTATTTGATGAATGGGTACAAATCCATACTGACGGTGGTTCTAATTTTTATACAGCAAAAGATCAATTTTTTTCCAGCGGAAATTACGGATTTAACTTTAATAATTCAGATGTAATTGGTTTTAATGGTATTTATTTTAATGATGCCGCAAATGATGGGCTTGAGGGACTAAATTTTCCAAAATCAGGGATTTCAATTTCCGGCCCAGATTATGTTTTTAAAGAAACAGATTTCTATACATTAAGAATAGACGCTAACGGTGAATTAAAAAAAGATGGTAACTTAGTTCCTGTATATGGCGAACATATAGGAAAAACATTATGGAGCGGAAGTTGGAAGTCAGGTTCGATCACGATCCCAAATCTAAAGAAATATCGTTTATTCGCGCTGTTTGATTCCGAAAAAGGGACAGTCATTTTAGTACCTCGAACTACAAGTTGGTTTCGTGGATTAGGCGGATATATATCTGATAGTGAAAATCTGTGGTGGTATGCGATCAACGCAGAAATTACGAATCTAGAAAATGGGACGGTGAAACTTATTAAACAAGGTGGTTTTATGAATAAAGGTACAGGGGGAATGCAATCATGGACAACAACCAGTATCGTGGGTATAGTGTAGGAGAGTGAAAATATGCAGCTACAAGTAACAGACGGATACATCACCGGGTATGCGACGGTAGGCGGGTTCCCAGACGGGATAGAGGTGCCGGACAGCTTTTTGGAAGAACTGGAGCCGGAGAAAATCGGGTATTACAAATATGAAGGCGGGAAGGCCGTATTAGACGAGGAAAAATATGCTGCTTATCTGGCAGAGAAAGAACAGGGAGAGGCTTCCCAGTCTGAATATATTCCAAGTAAACAGATATCTATGGAAACTGTGATAAGAACTATGTTAGAAACGAGTACATTCACAGACGATGACATCAAGTTGAAAGCTTCTGGCTTATATGAAGTCTGGACACCGGGGAAATATGAAGTTGGAGAGATCCGCAACTGGTATGACCAGACGTGGGAATGTTTCCAGACACATGATAACGCGGTGTACCCGGATATCAAACCAGATAATCAAGCATGGTTTACTTTCTGGAAACCACTACATGGAAAATCAAAGGAAACAGCTCGCCCTTTTGTACCAGTACAAGGATCACATGATATATATCATGCCGGGGAATACGTCTGGTATGAGGGTGTTTTGTATGAATGTGTGCAGGATACAAACTTCTCCCCTAAAGAATACCCGCAGGGGTGGAAAATGAGGAATAATTAAAGTTTAGAAAGAAGTGATTAAAATTGATAACGGATTTAATATTATCTGCTTTTGGAATCATGCTGACCGCCGTAATGGGATATGCTATTTGGTTGCTAAAAGAACAAAAGCGGGAAAAACAGATAGAAAATCAAAAACGAGATGCAAATTCTCAAGGAACAAGACTGATCCTATTTTATATGCTTCAACGATTACACACAGAATATAAACATCAGGGATTTGTAACTTATAATCAACGTAGGTCATTCCGAGAAATTTATGATGCCTATCACGCATTGGGTGGAAATGGTTTTGGAACTGCCATGTGGGAAGAAGTGAATGAGCTGGAAATTAAAAATGAAGAAGTAGGTCTGTCTACCTATGCAAAATCATATTTGGCAGAAAAAGAAAAAATCACAAAGGATTTAAGAGAAAGGATGTAAATACATATGAATATTAACTGGAAAGTAAGATTAAAAAATAAAACATTTTGGTTGTCACTGATCCCGGCTGTATTATTGCTGGTTCAGGTGGTAGCGGCGGTGTTTGGGTATACACTAGATTTTGGAGAACTGGGAAACCGTCTAATTGCTGTTGTAAACGCATTGTTTGCGGTGTTATCTATTTTAGGAGTAGTAACTGACCCAACCACAAAAGGCGTGTCTGACAGTACACAGGCTTTGTCGTATGAAAAACCAAAGGAGGATTAAACAATGAGTAACAGTAAACTTGTAGAATATACAAAAATCAGTCCGCATAAAAATCCAAGGAAAAATGATACATACAATAAAACTGGTAAGATTACCAAAATCACGATTCATCATATGGCGGGAAACCTTTCCGTGGAAAGCTGCGGGAACGTGTTCCAGACAAGGGAGGCAAGTGCCAATTACGGCATTGATTCAAATGGTA